AATGTGGAATCTAGAGTTCGACATTTCCAAGATATAGAGAATTTCCCTACTATTACTGTTACTCCTGGGCCTGAGACTAGAGAAGACATGCCCTCCAACTTTACCCTTTGTAGGCTTGAAGTTGCTGTACGAGTATATGTAAAAAACCAAGATGATGCCCAAGGGGAACTTGAGCAAATCATTGGTGACTTAGAAAAGTTTTTTGACAAGAATTTGGATATGGCGTATAATTTAATTACAAGTAGTGGTCAGGAGACCCATAAAACTATATCCAACACTATATTGTCTATCACTACAGATGAAGGTCTATTACAGCCTCAAGGAATTGGGGAGATACTACTCTCTGTAGAATATGAAAAAAGAAGAGATTACTAGGAGAATAATTAATGTCTTTAAATTTATCACGTAATACCAGACTTTGGGTTAGTACAGTAGACACTGGGCACGATAACTCAAACACATTTGAGATCCCAATTCAAGACGGGTATAGTTTAGGTCAGAACATGGCTTCTGAGGATATTTCCCCAGAAGAGGCAGGCCCTACACCAACTCGTGGTTCTAGACGTTTCAATACCAATCTAGACCCTGTTGACTGGAGTTTCTCAACATACTTAAACCCGTACTTAGTAAACGGTGACGTATATGCTCTAGATGCTATACTATGGCATGCTCTAGCAACTAGCAATGACCTTCCTCTTGAACTGCAAGGTGATGGCGCAGGTAATGCTGGTCAAACTGACGTTTACTCAACAGGTTCAGAGTTTAAAATCGGATTCACTAAAAACGGTGCTCACGTACTGACTAAGCTTAACCTTTACTTTAAGATTGATAACAAAGTTTATTTAGTTAAAGAAGCTCAGGTCAACGAAGCTTCCATACCTCTAGACATTGCTGACATTGCTATGACTAACTGGTCTGGACAAGGTACAGAGATGGTTGAAATCGCAGCTCCTGCATTTATGTCGGCTACTGCGGAAACATTCAATCCTGACCTACCTACAGCAGATTCTTTCGTAGGTATCCCAGCTGACCGTTCTTACATCCTAAGTAAGTTAACAACTGTTACTATGCAATCTAATGCTGGGGGTACTACTTCATACTACCGTATTGCTCTAACAGGTGGTTCACTAACTATCAACAACAATATCAGTTATGTAACTCCTTCAACACTAGCTGAGGTAGATACTCCGGTAGGTTCATTCACTGGTACATTCGATGTATCTGGTACAATGGATAGTTACCTACGTGACGGTGTTGGTCTGGCGGACGGTTCTAGTGACGCAAACGCTTATGGTTCTGCGGACTTACTAAAACAAATGGTACAGAACAAAAACGTTATCAACGTTTCTAACATCACTTTTGAACTAGGTGGTAAATCTAATAGTAGCCGTGTGGAAGTAAACCTTCCTCAAGCGCATATTGGCATCCCAGCTGTTTCAGTAGACTCCATTATATCTCAGTCCCTAGAATTTAAAGGTATTCCTAGCAGCGCTGATATGGACGACGGTGACGAAGTAAACATTACGTTTTTCCGATAAGGAGACTAAATGAGCTTTAGTTTTAAAAGAGGCTCTAAGCTCATTATAGACGACGGTACTGACCGCTACCTGCTAAAGGTAGCGGACTTTAACTTCTCCGAAACCTTTATTGAGCGAGGGTACGATGTATCAACAGTACATAACCCAGTAGCTATTAATAACAAAACTTATGTAAATGCCAAATCTAATTGCTCTTTTGACTTTGAAATGTATTTCAGCGATAATATTACAGTTGAGAAAAAAGTCTTGGAATGGTACGGCTTTGATGCCTCTGGTAACTTTCCAGCAGTTAATGGACAATTGACTAAAAAGTTTGATGTTTACGTAGATTTAGGAGCAAAGGTAGTATTCATAGATAATGTGGTACTAGAGAATCTTAGCTTTAAACTAAATCCTAGAGGGATTCTTGGCATGTCTGTGACAGCTAGAGGATTTACTTCTATGATGGATTCAATAGTTCTACCATCTAACGGAACGTTATACTCTCAAGGGTCATTTACAAACGCCTATATCTCAGCATCCGTACCAGGTATTGATGTTTCTAGAGTAGCAGGAGCTACCTTAGAATTGACTAGAGATATAAACTGGCTAAATAATCAATCAGTACACGACGCATTTTCTGGGACTATGTTTATTCCTGAAGATGTAGTAGGGTCTAACTTGGCAGTAGCGGGTAATATAACAACTATAAAAAGAGGGACAGAAGAGCCCAAATATTTACCTGATGTGCCGGTATCTATATCCCTAGGCGACTACATGACAGTCAACCTAGGACATTGCAACATAACACAGAGAGCTGATTTTGGCTCAGGAGTACTACAGTCGGTTTCAGACTTTAAGCTACTAAATAGCGTAGACTCACAAATAATAATCTAGAGGAAATATGGTTAATTTAAAAGATGTATTACAGGAATCAAAAACTGCGGAACTAGAGTTCCCAGGTTACAAAGGATTTAAAGTTAAAATTGGTCTAATAAGCAGACAGCTAGCGAATAAAATTCGCAAAGACTGCACAGTTACAAGAATGTCAGACCGCTACTCTAGCATGGAAGAAACTCTAGACGAGAATAAATTCGCAGAGAAGTTCACCAATGCTGCTATCAAGGGTTGGGAAGGTCTAACAGGAGAGTACGTTAAAGACTTATTACCGGTTGACGACGACGCGGTTAAGGATGAAGACGAAATTCCTTATACCCATGACAACGCTGTAATGCTTATCAAAAACAGTACTGCTTTTGAAGCTTGGGTAAACGAGGTGGCGTTTAAACTAAAATACTTTCGCGGAGAGCAATCTAAGTAAGGGTTTAGATCTACTCGATAAATACCAAAGCAACCAGCAACATAATATTACTAAAGAACAGTACTTGGAAATCTGTGAGCGTATGGGTGATGAACCCGACCCTGACAAGATGCCACCGGATTTTTCGGACTTGCCTCAGTTTGTACAGGACTCTCTAGAGATTTACTCTAAGCTTCCAGATACGTATACAGGAGGTAATGTTAGTACTTACGCAGGAAAAAACGTATCTGCTCTACCGTTCTTACTAGATACATACTTAATAACGGACTTTTGGAGCAGAATGGAGATAACGGAAGCAATTCTACACCTAGACAGAATTAATGTGAAAAACTCTGTTGAGAAAGCTAAAAAAGAAATCAGCAAGGGTCGCTAGGAGTACAAAGTTATCCTCTGGAGTGAAGCACCTGTGTTTCACGTTTGGCTCTAGGTCGAAAGGCTTAGGGCCTTTTTTATATAAGGTAATAATTAATGGCACAACGAAATATAAGAGACATAATGATTAAAGTAAGTGGTAAGGATATTACCACTGCTGCTCGTGAGTCTGGTAAGCTTAATGAAAACCTTAAAGCTGTTATAGAGACAGTCAAAGGGTCTGGTAGAAGTTTCAAGTCCATTAACACCGCATTAGAGTCAATGTCTAATAGTATGAAAACTATTAACTCCTCTATGAGTGCTAATAAGATAAAAACTAAAGGATTGGAAACATACCAGAAAAGGATGCAAGAAGTTAACAAAACACTAGACATGGTTAACAAAACAGCATCTAGTGCTGCCAAATCGCTTAAAAGCGTAAACGATAGCACTACAGGGTCAGCAGGAATGCAGTCTCTAGAAAAAATATTGAACCAAGTAGTTATAGGTCTAGACAGAATTGAAGAACGTATTAGAGTATCTAACATACAGCTAGAAGCTATGGAAGAGAATACTGGTAAAACAGCTAAACGTTTAAAAACTACTAGAGACGCAACTCAAGCTTCTGCTGAGGCTATGAACGAATACAGCAAGTCTGTTGGTAGAGCTACTCAAAGCCAAGACGGTTTCAATAACTCTGCTAGAGGTTTAGCAGGTAGCGGAAGAAACCAGAAGAGGGCTTTCAGTGAATTAGCATTCTCTATGAACCCTTTAACATCTGCGTACGCTAGTATAGCTATTAACGTTTACGCAGTTTCAGAAGCATTTAGGGTACTAAATGAAGCTGCTAACTTCGATAGGCTAATGACGCAAACAGCTAGCTTCTCGGCAGCCGTTTCAGGTATTAACGTTAAAGGTCTAGCTAGAGATATGTCAGAACTTTCTCAAGGAGCATTGTCAGTTAGAGAAAGCATGTCATTCGCTACTAAAGGTGCTGCATTTAACTTTACTGCGGAACAGTTAGAAAACCTAACAGTAGGAGCACGTAAAGCATCAATCGCACTAGGTAGAGACTTCAACGACTCTATGGATAGGGTACTTCGCGGTATCTCTAAACAAGAGATTGAACTATTTGACGAACTAGGTGTTGTTACAAGATTGACTCCAGCGTTCGAAGCATACGCTAAAACGGTGGATAAGACCGTAGACGAACTATCTGATTATGAACGTCAGCTAGCACTAACTAACGAAGTTCAACGCCAGTTAGATACTAGATTCTCCGGTATAGATGCTCAGGCTACTAAATGGGAAGAACTAGGTGTCGCAGCAAAGAACGCTATTGATAATATGTTAGTAGGGCTATCTAAGTTATTAGAACCTTTAGCTAAGGTTAGTACTTCTTTACTCAATACCCTAAACGAGACTAATAAGTTTAAGGCCGCTACTGATGACGTAACAGAGTCTCAAAAAACCTTAAAGTTAGCTCTAGAAGGTGAGCACTGGGGACAAGCTTTAGTAGCTGCTTCTGAACTTAGCAAGGCTACCAAAGAACTTGGTGAGTCTACTGAGGAGAGTGCTGGACATTTAGAGGATGCTAAAGATACAGTAGAAAACTTTACTATAGCTTTGCAAGCATTAGTAGCTATTACTACAGTATATGCTACTAGAACTTTACTTTCGACTTTAACTCCTGCAACTGTAGCAGCTACAAAGGCTGTTGTAGGACTAACGGCGGCGGCACGTTCTAATGCTGTAGCAATGACAGTTCTTACAGCCGGTAGAATACCTACGGCTCTTGCAGCAGTAGCTGGTGGTTTTGTTGCTATAGCCTCTGCGGTTAAAGCAGCAACTATAGCAATGGTTAAAAATCCTCTGTTTCTAATAGCTACCGCTATTACAGGAGGGTTACTATACGCTTTCTCTGATGAGCTTAAAGAATTATCCAACAGCTTAGTAGGATTAATCCCAGGATTAGATAATACTGAGCAAGCAATGGATAGGCAGATAGTCACTGTCGACGCCGCAACCACGTCACTTCGCGACTACTATAAAGTCCTAGGAGAAGCAGGCATTGCAGTGTCCAGTTTCAGCGATGATAAAATAGCTGAAATGGGGGCAGCTATCATAGCATTTAACAGAGACTTTGAGATTGCGGCTAGAGATATGGAATCTTTAGCAAATAGCTCTCAGCAAGTAAGTGGGCCGATGTCCGAATTTGTTAAGACCGCTATGAGCCTTAGAGAAGCTAATATACCCACAGTAATACAAGGCATTGGAGTAGTAACTGCTAAAACTAGAGAAGAGTTTGAAAAAATATCTAAATCTTTAGGGTTAGATGCTACTATAAATAGCTTCGACGAATTGTACGAGTATGCTGAAAAGCTAAATGAAAAAGTTAGAGACTTATCCGTTACATTATCAGCAGCAGCACTAGATAACACGCTACAAGGTAACTCTCAACTACAGGGACTAGAGTCTCAACTAGACATTCAGAAAAATCTTCTAGACTTTATGGATAAAGCAGATAAGAAGAATGTTGAAGCTATGAGAGAGAAGCGCAACGAAATCTACTTACTAGAGAAGCAGATTGAGTATCAAAAGCAATTAGAGAAGATTAACCAAGTTAAGCTTAACAATACTTTAGCAGCTAACAGATTTGAATCCGCAGGTTTAGGAGTATACAGGGATAAGTATGAACTGATACAGCAAGAACTAGATGCGGAAGATAAGCTACTGGCTACTATGGGAGCACTTAGTAGTACTCAAACCGAAGCGCTAATACTTCAGCAAAGTAAGGTTGACTTACTTAAGGATGAAGTTAGATACTACAAAGACCTAGCCAAAGCTCAAGCAGCTTTAAGACAAGCTGAGGCTGACTCTTCAATAAACTCTATTATGGATAATACTGCTAGAAATAGAGAGTCTTTAGGGAATAGAAGACTTAACGAAGAGACTGAAGCAGCCAGAGCTTCAGCACAAGCCACTCTAGACTTAAATGTTGCGCGTGCTAAACTTAGAGAAGCTCAGGTTAGCGGGGCTGACCCACAGCAACTTCAAGTTCTATCCGCAGAGGTTATGGCAGCAGACGCAGCCGAGAGAATAGCCCTAGCCAAGGAAGAGGCAGCTGCTTATAGAGAAATAGGTTCTGCTATTTCTGAAGTAGCAGGTTCAGTACCTGGACTAACTAGCTTACAGAACGAATTTATAGCTATGTCTGGAACTATTGCAGACACTATGACTAACGTTACTGAGTTAGTAGCGAGTGGACAAGAGCTAGCACTATCTGACTTCTCAGACAGTATAATAGCAGTAGGTACAATGGCGTCCTCACTATTCAGTGAAATGACTCAAGGTATCATTACTGATATAGACAACCAAATTGCAGCAGAGAAAAAACGTGACGGTAAATCTCAAGAATCCTTAGCTAAGATTAGAGCCTTAGAGAAGAAAAAGATTAAAGAGAAAGAGAAGTCTAGTATTGCTCAAACTGCTATGTCTACATCACTTGCTATTATGAAAACAATGGCAGAAGTTCCGTTCCCTGCGAACATTGCTATGTCAGCAGCTATAGGTGCTATGGGGTTAATGCAAGTTAACAACATTAAGAAAGCATCCGCTGGACAACTGGCAGCGCTAGACGCAGATACTGGAGGCTTATCACTTTCAGTAGGTTCTAGAAACAATGCTGTAGATACTTCTATGGGAGCATCTATGGGTGAGCTATCCTATTTACGTGGAGAGTCTGGATTCGGTACAGGAGCTAATAACTTTACTCCTGGTAGATCAGGTGGTGGTTCTATAACTGTGGGTGAGAGAGGAGCAGAGCAAATCGTTCCAACTCAACCATTATACGTTAAACCAGCATCAGAGTCTGAAACTGAGTCTAAACCAGTTACCAAAAATAATCTTAACCTAAACATTACAGCTCTAGATAGTCAAAGTATTGTTGATAGGTCAGACGACATTTGGGAAGCTCTAGAAAGGGCAGCCAACTCCAAAGGTTTCACTTTGGCATCTTTAGAAGCGTAGGGTTATCCCTGCGCTTTTTTCTTTTGTGCCTTTAAAAAATATGCGAAGTTAGGTATTGACAAAACTTGTTTATTGCGTATAATAGTAAGTATAAATTAAGGAGGTAACTCGTGGCTTACAATACATCAATTCCACAATTGCCAGACCCCACTACTACACCTGTAGGGCCGGGTTGGGCATCTCAGACAATATACGATATTGCACCCGTTCAATCAACGGAACTAAACGGGGGTTCTACAATTGCAGTTTACCAAGGTGGGAACTACTGGAACATCAGCTTATCATACAACAGTATGTTGCCTGAAACTTACAACGAACTAGGGGTTTTTCTTAGTTCTTTACAAGGCTCGGCGTCAAGGTTCTATGTCAGGTTTCCTGACAGGGCGAATCCTAAAAACGGGGCTTGGGTAGGATCTGGCCCTCAACTTGGGCAAGGTCTCATAACAAAAATTAATGCTCAAACTATAGAGGTAGCTAATAGAACGTCCTTAGGAGGTACTCTAGTGGCCGGAGATTACTTAAAACTATCAGGTAACGATAGAATCTATAAAGTTATCAAGGTAGAGAATGTTAGTACTTCCGTACGATACACACTGCATTGTGTGATAGACAGCCCTATTGACAATACTACCGAGCTTGAGCCAAATGAAATTAAGTTTAAATGTGTACTAGTTGGAGACAAGCCTCGCGAAGAGGTCACTGCCTCAGGACTAGTGCAAGGCTTTTCTCTAGCACTTAGAGGTACGGTTCTATAATGACTACTCATAGAGGATATAGTAACGCTGCATTGCAGTATTTAGCTACTAAACCAAATGTTACGATTGCTCACCTTGTAGAGCTTGAGTTACCTACAATCGAAGGTGAATCTGTTAGTGGTTACTATACCGACTATGGGGCACCTATAGAGTACAATGGTGTTACTTACCTTACTAATAGAATTTCTCGAATTAGTGATATTAAGGAAGACCAAGGAATAAAGGTAAACTCTATTTCTATAACTGTCGCGGGTGAGTGGCAAGAAGAACTAGACAGAGCATTAAAACAACCTAACGATGTTAGTTATGTACACAAGAAAATCACTATCTACAGAGCATTCCTAGACGATGATGGTAACATTATAGACATGGATGTAGACGGTGGCCCTCTTAAATACTTTAAAGGTATTATAACAGACATATCTGTTAAAGAGGCAGTACAACGAGGGTCTTCAGAAGTTACATGGGAAGCTGCTAACCATTTTGCTTACTTCCAAAATGTTACAGGAAGGTTGGCCGATGATACCTCCCATCGAGGCTTAGTAAGTGTTGAAACTTCACCCGGAGTATTTGAAGACTTACCAGACCCTACAGTTGCTAGAAAGCCAGCACACACATCAGATTTAGGCTTTATGCATGCTAACACAGCTATTAACCTAGAAGCCCAATATAAGGCTAAAGAGACTCGCTATAAGATGAAAAAGCGTGGTGGTCTAGCTGGACTAGCGGGTATGAAACGTCTAGTTGAGTACGAAGTAGAGGTTACTAGGGAAATAGACCTAAGATTTAACCTATCTGCTGCTTACCTACCTAAGGTGTACGGAGTTAGACGACTGCCGCTACACCCCGTATTTGCAGGTGTAGATGCTAGTGACCCTTCAGAAGTATACGCAGTGTACACTGTATGTGAGGGCGAAATTGATGGGTTCTTAAACCTGTACATAGATAACAAAACTGTTATTTGTGGACAACCCGACGAACAAGCTGAGTCAGAAGTTACAATATGTGTAGGCTCTCAGAGAGCTGGTCATACGTTAGAAACTGCTGCTGAAGGTGGTACTGGGCAAGTAGGTATACCTTCTATTCATGGCACTAAATATGTTATTGAAGACGAAACTTCTACTATTGACATTACAGTATACCATGGTAAGGATAATCAAACAGCAGACCCTGACTTAGTAGCCATAGCAGCTAATCAGGGATTTTTACTACAAGGTAACACGCCTGGAGAAGAATACTGGGGTACTAACCATAGGCTTCTAGATACTGCTTATGTAGTAGTACACACTAAACTTACTGAAGACAAAACAGAGCTACCAGAAATAGAAGTGGTAGTTCAAGGTTCTAAGCCTAATATTTGGGACTCTTCAGACTTAACAGTAAATGGTGGGTTACCAGACCATACTCTAAACATGGCCTGGCAGCTTCTAGATTACCTAGTTAGTGACAGTGGTGGTCAAATAGACTTGGATGATGTTAATATAAGATCATTCTGGGAAACTGCCCAACTACTAAATGAAGAGGATGGCTCTTACGACATTGGGTGGGTTCCGTACTGGAGGTACTTAGGATGGGAGACACTGTCTAACACTTATGAAGACGCTCACGGTAACTTAGTACCTACAAGAGCTAAGTATCAGTGTAACACTCACATTAGCACTGACCAAACAGTATTTAAGAATGTTAGTAGCATGTTAGCTCAGATTAACGGTACTCTTAACTACATAGGAGGTAAATATACTCTTAGTGTTGAGAACAATAATGATGTAGTTACTGATGGTGATGGAAACCCTACGGTTATAGATTGGACTGAGACAAAAGATGCTATTAGTTCCAAAAATACTTCCTCTAAAGATAGTTATAACACTATTGATGCTAGAATATCCGATCCTGCTAAAGGCTATGATGCTAACAACGTAGTATTCTTTGACTCTAGATACAAAGAGGCAGATAATGGTATTGAGAAGAAGGGTAGACTTGAGTTCTCATATATTACCAACTACTACACCGGACGTAATTTAGCAGCTTTAGAGTTGAAGAGAAGTAGATATAACAGAACCTTCTCCATTGTTACGTATTACAAATACTCTTACTTAAAGATCAACGATAACGTTCTATTCAACTATCCTAGATTCTTCCCTACAGGGCCTGAAAAGCTTAGAGTATCTGCTATAACACTTAGAAAAGATGGGCTAGTTAATTTAACCCTTACAGACTTCGATGCAGAAATCTATAGTAACATTGACCAAACTGATAGAACTGATGTTCAAATACCTCCGGTTATAGGTGTAAGAGCACCTACTCAGCTTGAGATATTAACCTCTTGGGAAGTTACTGGAGAGCCGGACTACTCTACATTCTTGTTAAGGTGGAAGCCTTCCGCTTCTCAGCCTATACTGAGATACGAGTACCAGTGGTTTATAGGGCCTACTGATGGAGACCCTGATGAGACTAGCGGTACAACCCAAGTTCAGCCTGATAGGTTAGACGAGAATGGTAAGATTTACGATTTTGTAAACGACATTAGTAGCAGGACAGACGAGTGGACTTTTACATTCAGAGTTAGAGCTGTGTTAGCATCTGGTGGATTTAGTACTTGGGTATCAAAAAGCTTAAACTCTACAGACCCTCTATTCCCAGATAAGCTTCCACCTATAACAGGACTAAACGTAACTAACAGAGTGCCTGGAACTACTAATCAGTTTTTCGGCCCTAGTATTGATATAGTGTGGGATACGCAAGACAGCATTACTAACGCTTACGAAGTTATATTCTTTAAGTTCGACCAAGAGAGTGAGCAATACAGTCAATGGATTGTTCCAGCTACTCTTGATGAAACTACTGGATTTAGCTATACCGTAGAAAACAATATGGATGATTATCAAGCTTACCATGGTAGTGCTGGACTGATTAGAAACCTAGGAATAAAAGTAAGAGCTAGGTCTGACCCAGCCCTTACACCAGGGAAGCAGGTTCCAGGGTACAGTCAGTTAGGCTTCGGCCCGTGGGCATACTTAGAGATATAAATGAAGAATATTATACCACAAACCCCTAGTATAGTGTCAGTTACTTTACTAGGTAATAAGGCTAGAGTTAATCACTCTAGCCTAGTAGATTACGATGCTAGTGCTATAGCATGTTATCTATACATAGTACCTGTTGGTACTTCAGACTATATAACTAATGCTACTCAATTTGAACTGTACCGAATTGATAAGGCTGAAGTTAACTTCTTTGACCTGCCAATACCTTCTATAGATAGCTCGCAAGAGTACGTTATAGAAATGGCGGTCGTGGATGCTATGGCAGATGGAGCTACTCTAGCTGGTTCGTCTATTAAAAAGATTAACTACAAAGGTGAAAGCTTTGGTACTTGCTCCAATGCGCTTGTCTCTTCGAGACTGTCTACTGCTATTAATATCAGCGACCCAGTTAGAGTAAGTTCTATTAGAGGAGCTTACCTAACTAACGTTCTTGTTAATACTCCTGACTCTTTAAGCAATTCAGCTCCCCCATACTTAGTATTAGAACTAGGAGCGGATAATATTGAGAATACTAGGGTTTCCAATATCCAGATAGAAGTTGCGACAGATTATTCTGGAAGTTTATCCGGATTGACTTGGAATCCCATTTATTCCGGTAATCTCTCTTATAATCTGAGCGTGAGTTCAGGTCTTCAATTAGGAGAGACTTACGTCTTTAGAGTTAAATCGACGTTCGGAGATGGTTCAACGTCAATCGAATATTTTGATTCCGACATAAGTGATAGAGGACTACAACTTCCTCTGCAAGAAATTGAATACGCATCTTCTGCTTCTGCTCCTGATAACTTAAACTCTATATCTTTCGAAGCTTTTACTAGTTGGGACGGTACTCCTACTTATGAACTAATAATGTCTTGGGATTGGGCTGGAACGGATATTGGTAGAATAAGGCACTTTGAAATTCAGAGAGTGCTCAACGACAGTATTAACAACACCACTAACCTATCCACTCTAGACTGGGCTAATGCTATACAGTACAGCCAAGCAGCTAGCTCTACAGACCTTACAATGCCTGCTATACCTTTAGGTAATAGGTATGCATTTAGAATACGTGCTGTTGGTTGGGGTGTTGAGGAGACACGTTACTCAGATTGGTTATACTCTAAAGTAGTATTGCTTGCGGGCGCGACTGGCTCACTTAACTTTGAAGTTGTTCCAAGTAACAGTACACCGCCTGTATCTACTAATATTCAAGTTACTGACCAAGGTATTAGCGCATACAAAGATTGGGGGCAATCAGGCCAGTATAGGACATTTCACGTCGATGCAGGCACAGGAAACGTAACTATAGGTGATAGCTTCATCTATGACGCAGTTCAAGAAAGGTTGCAAATAGATGGTGAAGCAGTAATAAATGATATTACTGCAGCTTCGGTAGTTTTAGACTGGCTAAACGGAGTAGCACCTAGTATTAGAACTAGTACAAAAACTGGATACGCTACAGGCGGGGCCGGTATGTGGGCTGGATATTCCTCAGAGAACACTTTCCAGTTTGACTTAGGTGACGATAGTAAGTACATTAGATGGGATGGTACTAATCTTACAGTATCGGGCGGAGTTACTATTGAACTACCTGATGATGCTAGTACGTTACCTCCAGGGTCTATAGGTTACACTACACTTAGTCTAACTGCTACAAACAACATTGTTCTGTTTAAAGGTGAGGACAATAGCCTTAGAGAAAACCCTACTATAATCAACCTTAACGCTAGTACCAACGGTAATGCCGATTTCATTGATAATCTAGTATGGCAGGTTCTGGATGGTAGTGATAATGATATCACTTCTCAAGTTCTTAGTGCTCAGTACACAGGAGCACCTAACAATGCCAAGAAACTTACAATAAGCACAGCTAACGGAGCACTGTCTAGCTACAACAATATGGTTGTTAGGGTTTACTACAAACCTAATACTAATACTGAGACTTGGGCTACTTCTAATATTAAAGATTTTACTAACATTGGAAAAGTTAAGTCTTTTGATGAAATAGCGGGTCTAGAAGAACCATTCTACGCTTACCTTACTAATGACAACCAAGCAGTACCAGTAGATGCTGAAGGTAAAAACCCTTACTTAGCAGATGCTAGTGGTCAGTTCAAACTATACCAGGGTACTACCGATTTGTCTAACAGTCCTAGTACTAGCTACTCTATTGTTTCAGCTGACGGATGCACTGTCACACTATCCGGAAGTACTTATACAGTTACAGGAGTTCCTCTTACAAACGGAGTACCTACAAAAGATACGTTTTCTATTACTATTAGAGCTACGTATAATACTGGTGAAGGCACTATAACGTATGACAGAGTATTCTCGCTATTTGTATCTAAGCAAGGCCCTAAAGGTGAACAGGGTGACACCGGACCTCAGGGGGTTCCCGGAGAGACAGGAGCTGATGGGCAGTCTAGATACACATGGATACGCTACGCTGATAATGCTTCTGGTGGTGGTATTAGTAATAACCCTACTGGAAAGGCCTACATAGGTTTTGCGTACAATAAGACTACGGCTACAGAGAGCAACACACCTTCTGATTACACTTGGTCTAAAATGCAAGGTGGTCAAGGGGTTCCTGGAGAGCCTGGAGCTGACGGCCAAACTCTTTACACATGGATTAAGTATAGCCCTAGCTCAGACGGTTCTAACTTAACTGATACGCCTCAAGCTAATACTCAGTATATAGGTATAGCAGTAAATAAGACTACACCTACTGAAAGCACTAATAAAGCGGACTATACTTGGTCTAAATTTAAAGGTGAACAAGGAGAAGACGGAGCGCCGGGTGCTACAGGTGCTGATGGCGATACTGGACAGAGAGCTCCAGGTTGGTTTGAAGCTAGTACTACGCAAAATCCACTAAACTCTTCAGTGTGGTCAGGAGGCACGAGCTCACATGCTTACAGTAAGTTGCAGGATTTAGTAGGACCTGTGTTTGCATATGACACGCTAACATTATATAACTCAAGCAATCCAAGTCAAACAGACACTTATATGTGGAACGGGGCTACTTGGGAAGCCGCCGTAAAGATTAATGGTAACATTATTGCTGATGGGACTGTTAGGGCTAGGGCAATAGCCGCTGACGAAGGATTCTTCGAAGAAATTCAAGTTGACAGAATATACAACCATGGAGGTAATTCTGGTAACTATAAAATGATGATTGATTTCCAGAACGGGGCCATCCATATCAGAGGAGGTAATTAATGGCTACTCTTAATAACTTTACAATAACTAGTGCTCAGAACCAAGATATACTTATATACTCTAACGGTAGCTGGATTAACTCTAACATCTCAGGATTCTTCGGAATCCTTGATGGTAGATACTCAGCTAATACACATAACCATGATGGTAGGTATATGCTTAAGGCTGATGCGTACACTAAGTCCCAGACTTATCCAGCAGCATCTTTATATACTAGAGCAGAAATTGATGCTATGTTCTCTGGGTATGACGGAGGCGGAGGAAGCGGCGGAGGAGGTGGCCTAGTAAACTCGGCGTCCAACGTTGGCTCAGGAGCAGGCGTGTTCCACGCCAACTCAAGCGGTGATTTGCAGTTTAGGTCTTTATTCTCACAGGACATTGACCTACTAACTATTGCAGTAAGTGGTACATCTGTAATATTTACTCCTAAAGTACCTACTTGGTCTAGGCTTGTATCTGATAATGGTCAGCTCAATACCTCTCATGTTAACTTTGCTAATCAAGGACTTAATACTAACTCTAGCCCTACATTTAGTAATTTATACGTCAGTGGGCAAGTGGTAGGTGGATTAGGTAACGGAGGACCTGCTCTTACTACAAATGACGGTCAAGGAAATGCTAACCTTACCTTTAACCATGTATCCGGAGTACCAGATATAAGCGGAAACTCGGGACGTATAGAGTTTAATAAAGACGACACTAGTAACGCTAGTTTTAGTTTTGAAGTAAAAAGTGGGGTTACTGCTGGTCAGTCAGTAGCACTTAACCAAGTAATGTTTCTGTCCGAATCTACATTTACGTATAAGGGCCAGAAGGTCTATCATGATGGCAATAAACCTACTGCTTCAGATGTTGGTCTAGGTCTGGTTAAGAATATATCATTTAACTGGTCATGGGGGTCTAGTACACCTACACATATATGGGGCTCTTCAGGAAATAGCCAACAATCGTACGTATATACCCCTAATGATATTAGGGACGCCATGAATATACGTTGGGAAGATATAGAGAGCGTTCCAGCAAAAATAGCGGATTTTTCTGACGGTGTTTTAGGAAATACTTATACTTTTAATAATAGTACTTACTTTAACTCTAATCAGGTGTTTTCTAGGCCCGGTATATCTGGTGTTGTTGAACAGAGTGTACACACTGATAACTATCTAAGATTTAGGTTTGGTGGGTCTTCAGATGTTAAAGGATTGTCTATTAGTAATTACGATACAGTAACTGCGTACATTACTCGCGAAGGTAGTATCAAGGCTCAGGAATATAAAAATAAAGAAGATTATCCCTTACCGGATCAAAACTATAGAGCTACTGCAGCTGAGTTAAATACTTACGATACTAAGCTTACCAGCTTTAATACTATAAGCGATGGGGCTTCTATAGGACTTACTACAAATTGGCATCACGTAATACATTTACATCATAACGATAACAATGGGTACGCAGGCCAGATAGCTATGACTTTTGGTAGTGTCCCTGACCTTATGTTTAGAGGAGCTAACAGTTCTGGTTTTGGGGCTTGGCGTAAAGTTTGGACTGATGCTAATGACGGGCCAGGCTCAGGTCTTAACGCTGATATGTTAGATGGTATACATGAAAGTACTTTTGCTAGAAAACCTGGAGACCACACTACTAACAATACCGAGTATTCACTAGTATGGGAAAACAACGGAGGTACTCTGTATACTAGTAGTGCGCATCTGAAATATAACCCAGGTCTTAGAAGGCTAACAGTACCTTCTATACTGTCTGATACTATAAACCTAGGTAGTAGCACTCCGGTAGAGTTAACTAGGTACTCTAATGGTATTCTAGGAATTAATAGTCCTAGCGGTTTTGTTAATATCGGTGCTAATAATACTGGGTATGCTCATCTGTACACGGACAGGGATCAGTTTTATTTTAATAAAGGAATACAGGTAGACGGGTATATAAAAGTATACAATAAACAATCCCAGTTCACGGCTGACGGTAACCATGTTTTAGTAGGCCCTACTAGTGCTTCCTTTGTTAGGGTAAGTAACAACGGAGATATTGCCCGTAAAAACACAAGTTGGTCTAATAACAGTGGTGAACAAAAAATACTTAGATGTGATTGGGTAGGTAATATAGGAGATTATCTACAACTACAACCTGCCGGTAACAGAAGTAGTAATGGTACTCTGTCTATAGGTACTAACGGTTTTGCTGTAGGACTACATGACCTAAACGGGCCGGAAGCCGATGTTAGGATACCTTTTACAGATACTTGGATGAGTGTTAATACTACTGACTTTTGGTTAAGCGGTAAGCGTGTAATTCGTCATAGCGATAACTGGTTACGTTTCAACGAGGACAAATCGTTCTCTGAGGGTATCTACTGTGGTGATTCTACGCTAAGAACTGACGGTAACCTCCAAGTTGGCTCAGCCGGTAGTGCTTTCAACGCTAACACTGGTCAGATTGATTTGAAAGTAACTACACGAGTTTATAACAAGCTTCACGCTAGAGAAATTGTATCTCAGGACGGCAACTTCACAACTATTGGTGCTGGTGAGCTGGGTAACAGTCTAAGAGACCATGTTATCGACACTCTAAGTGTAGGTAATGAGGGGCTTCACTTAGGTGGTGAGAGTGGTGTCTACCTTTATGCACACCCTAATAACATGACTGATGGTATGGACGCTTCCTACTCTATTAGGGTATTAGCTTCGGATGGGGCTAGTTACTTAAACCACTTAGATGTATATAAAAGTCAGAACAATTCTAACCAAGTCATGGCTAGATTCAGACACCCAATTCATAATGGTAGTATTGCTTTAGTAAGTAAAAATAATGATGCGGGTTCATTTAGATTTGAGGCTAACATGGAAGGGCAAGATCTGAGGATTCAAACTTGTGATACCTCAGGTAATTACTTTACTAGTGGAATAAGTGTAGGGACTATTGCTAGGTTCTTCCGAGACGGGGATGTTAGTATAACCCGCGAAGTAACTGCCCAAGATTTTATTGCCACGTCGGACATTAGAGTTAAGGAAAACCTAGAGCGTATTGACTCTTCCTTAGATAAGATAGCTAAACTTACAGGATTTACATACGACCAAGTAAAGCTTAAACAAAGAAAAGCGGGTCTTATTGCTCAGGAAGTGAAAGAAGTACTACCAGAAGCAGTAGGCGAAGATAAAGACGGAATGTTAAACGTATCCCCAATGGCAGTCCTGGCCCTTCTAGTTAACGCAGTTAACGACTTGGCCAAAGAAGTTAAGGAGTTAAAAAGATAATGGCAACTAAAACATTTAATTTTGAAACAACTCACATATATGAGCCGGAACTAGGGCATGTTATTAATATAACTGGCCCTTCCGGTAATGTTGAGGTTAACCAAGGAGACACTATAGTATTTAAGTGGAGCCAAAAAGGAGGAAGCCCTTCTAACTATAATATAGGTATAGGTGGTTTTGATTCCTCCGTATGGTCCTCAACTTCACTCATATACTTAAATGAGGTTGGGGACTCAACATCCAGAACTATTAAGTCTAATGCTAGTTTTACAACAGATTCTTTAAATGTTACATTTTCTGCTAATGGTAAAACTAAGACTATTACTCCAGGTGTTAGGGTTTTAAATCCTAACGATAATACTCCTGATTCTTGGAATATGGGTAATCAGACAAGCAAAGCACCGGGTATAGAGGTATACATTGGCTCGGTTACTGTTCGTGGTATTAACGTACCTGTAACTTGTAGTATTAATAATAGTACGTACTTTAAGTTTAGGGTTAACGGAGGTAGTTGGCGTACTTCTAGTACTACAGTGAATTCTGGAGATTTGGTGGAGTTAAAGTGTAATACTCCTCAAGCCTTCAGTCAGACAGTTACAAATAGGCTAACTATAGGGACAGTTTATGATGATGTGTCCGTTACAACAGGTAGTAGTAACAGCGTTCAATTTATACCTTCAGGTATAACAGGACTACCTATAAAGTTCTCGGAAGTATTCGGGTTCTTTGGAAGACGTAGACAGTACGCTAGTACAAACTATGAACCTGCTAAGTTGACCGACTATTTAAGGGGTGGTGACTTCTTACCTAATATTACGCAAAATAACGGAGTGCCGACCAGCCCTCCAATACGTTTAAGCGATTTCCCAGGTACAGGTACGTCTCTATATTTTGATAAGTACCCTAGTGATAAATTTGCAGTGTCTAGAACAGACACTGGTTCTACTCCCGCTGAAATAGAAATAGGGTGGGAAGAGTCTGTAGACTACACCCTAGGGTATGGTCTTATACGTGATAATTGTCAAGTAAGATTTAATTGGGAAATAATAAACCAAGAAGGGCTAGGACAGGTAGTAGATGTAGTTTTGATAAATGGAGCGCAAATCAATACGTGGCAGGATATACCTGCACAGTTTCATTACGTAGGTTTTAAAACTAGACCAAACCAAAACACTGAAGGGTTTTATACTATTGGTGTTACTATAGAGGTAAGGTTTAGGCAAGATAACTCAACTATTGTAGAAAGCACGGCTACCGGAACTTTAAGTTGGTACGGCCCGTAATAGCAAAAAACCCCTTAGGCAGAAACCTAAGGGGTTTTATTTTATTCTTTAGAATCTTCTTCTAGGGATACTAGATACTTAATTCTATCTAAAATGTCGTCTGCTGTTATATCTTTCTCAGTAGATATACCGGACGCTTTAACAATCTCAGATAGTATCTTGTTCATATTGTCAAGTGCTTCATTAGCATCATAAATTTTTGCTTTTAAAAGCGTTAATTGAGTTTCATCGTTCATTAGTTTTCCTTATACTAGTTCGTCTGTACTTCCAAAACCGCCGTCGCCGCGCGCAGTTTCGTTTAGTTCTTTAACCTCTTTAAAGGTTACTTTTTCTTTCTTCTTAAAGATAAGCTGACATAAATAGTCGCCAGGGTATATGATTAGCTCCGCAGACCCTGTATTCTCTATGTACATATCAATGTAGCCTCGAAAGTCCGAATCAATAATACCCATAGTATTAGCTAATCGGTATCCTTTATTACCAGAGCTAGACCTAGGAACTAGCTCTGCATACATATCTTCAGGTACTTCTAAAGCTACTCCCGTAGTTACTTTCGACTTGTAGCCTCTAGGTATAACCACTGTGTCGTTAGCAGCTATGTCGTAGCCTGCAGATCCATCGGTAGCCTTTCGTAGCTTTGCTTCCTGCATTTCCTCGTATTTAACTTTAATCAAGCTCATTAATTATCTCCTTCATAATAGCGTCAATTATTTTTGTATTGTTATTGTCTGGGTGGTTTATAGCTTCTTCGCAGTAGCTAAGCAAGTCCATTAATTCGTAGTTCCTAAGAATTTTCTCAGGGTCGTTATTGATTGACTGTATATATTTTTGTTTACCTGCTAGAGGTAACGCGTCGTATACGTCTAATGCTGAACCATGCTCACGTATTAGATTGTAAGCTCGTTTTGCGCCTACGCCTGGGAATCCTGCAACATTGTCTCCAGGGTCTCCAGAAAACACCTTCATAGACACATAGTCCTCAGGATTTTCACAACCATCATGAGAGTCTGCAAAGTTATCTACAGTGTACTCTTTTCTAGTAACGTAGGAGAACCTATGTACGTTTGGCTTTAATAGTAAATCCCAGTCTTTATCTGAAGAGATTAACCAAATGTTGTCAAATAAGTGTCCGTACTTTTTAACAATGTAAGCAGCAATGTCATCCATTTCCACATTGCGAAGTTTTATTGTGTGATGCATAGTACCTACTAAAGCAAGGGCTTTTTCAAAGCCCTCCAAGAACTTCTTAAATTTCTCGGCCTCTTCTTCAGTCTGTTCTTTACGCATTAGTTCACGATTAGCTTTGTATTCGCCTTCGCTTACTTCCTTTCTGAAAGTAGATTTTCCGTAGTCTGAGCCTACGATTACATGATTGCAGCCGTAGGATTTAGCCAAGGAGTTAACTGTATTCATATAAGGAGCAGCGTGGTCAAACAAGCTTTGTTGTTTATATCTAAATCCTAGGTTAAGACCGTCAACTAGGAGCAAGTTATTTTGCCCCTCAAAGTCTCTAGTATCTAACCCTTCGTCTTCTAATTCGAAAATTCCCTTCATACTAGTATTATTTCCTCTACTTTTTTAACTGCTAGCCAATCGGTGAATAGATAAAGGTTAACTCCTTCCATACCAAAAGCGGTGATGGAGAATTTATTAATGCCTTCAATGTCTTCTTCGACTGCTATAATAGGTTTGCCTCTGTCTTTTTTAAATACTAGAGCAGGCTTTCTATTCATTTCTTTTGCTTCTCTAAGTGTTTGTTCCCACCAAGAAAATATGTTATTTGATTTAGCTGATAATAGGTTCTCTTGAATTACTGTGTCTTTAAAAGACTTGCATTCGAAGCAGTAGTAATAGTGGTTAGTTAGGCAATATAAATCACCTTTCATTGTACCTGCTCCGCTAAGCGGGACTCTGTCCCACTTAACTCCAGTTTTCTCAGTAAGCTTATCTCTTATTAAATACTCGAATCGAGAACCTTTTGCTGACTGTTTACTTCCCACTCTTTATTTCCTCTGCTAACCTATCGATAAGAGCGTTTTGAATTTGCTCTTTAGCGTGTAACAACTCTCTAAGCTTTTCTTCTTGCTCTTTTGCTGGCAATTCATAGGGCTTAGTCTGTAGCATTTGCATGTAGTGGTCATCGAAAGGTTCTACATACACTACCTGAGCATGTTTATAAGCGCCGCTTATTATTAACTCATCTATTTTACTGCTTAGTCTACGTAGTCCATCTGTGGATAGTGTTTTCTTTATTTGCATTTTGAAGTCTTTCCTTCTTTAACTATAGATACCGTGTCTGCTAAAGGATGCTCAAACCCGTGACTAACCACTACTGAGTTAAGGTTCTGCTCTTTAACTAAAATATCTATCAAATTCTCTCTAGACTCTACGTCTAGTACAGAAATAACTTCATCTAAGAATAGTATATTAATACTTACTTTAGAAATTGAAGTCATCATCTTCCTTACTGCTAGTAAGGTAGCTGTGTTAATATTGTTAAACTCACCACTAGACGCTGAATTTATATCGATTTCTTCACCGTGTTGGAACACTACTATACGAAGTTTAGAATCCTCAATCTGGAATCTAATGTTGAAGTCACCATTACTTAATAGAACTAAGTATTCATTGATTAGTGCTTCAAATACTTTGATGTTAGATTCTATCTTATACTGTACAAGACCTTTCGGTCCGAACGCGCTCTCTAGTATCTTCACATCTTCTAAATACGCTTCGTATTCTCGTATAGACTCTTGAGTAGACTTTAGTTTCTCTTTAGCTTGAGCTACTAACTCTTTCTGCGCTTCGTATTTAGCAATTTGCTTAGCTCGCAGAGTGTTGTGCTGTTCAGCTTGTTGCTTAGCAACAGTTTGTCTATTGTATTCAGCAGTAAGTCTAGTTATTTCGTCTTCAACAGAGTCAGGTAAAGCATCCGGCTTTTCAGTATTTTCTAGTGCTTCTTGTGCGTTTTCAAAGGCTGTTTTAAGGTCTGCTTGCTTCTCTACAAGTAATTGATGCTTGGAATATTCACTAGCTTTGCGATTACCTTCTTCATGCTCTCTTTGCTTACCTTGTTGGTACTCTACGAGCTCATTCAGCTCCTTTTTAAGGCATAGTAAATGTTCTTGTTTACTTTCGCTGTCCGGCAATTCTTGTCCACATGCGGAACATTTTCCTACTCCGGACTCTAGCTCCCTAATACTCTTTCTTAAAGAGTTAATTTGTCCTTGTACATTTTGAGCTTCTTTGTATAGATTTTTTAAGTGCTCAGTATCGGGAGCTTCTGGTTCATCTTTTGGTAATTCAAAAGATTCCCATGCTAACTTAGCTCCTTCCCTAGCTTTCAAAGCCCTAGCGTATCGAATAGTTCTTTCTTGAATTTTTTCACGCTGAGACTCTATAGCTTTAAGATTCGCAATCTCGTCTCTAATAGTTTCGTCTACTACAGGTACTTCTTTTGCATCATACGTAACCTCAATAGCTCTGTTAGACTTTATTTCGGATTCTTTGGCCGCAGCGACGGCCTTATGTCCTGTTAATACGTCTTTAGCCTCTTTCACAACTTCTTTAATTCTATTGTGAATAGTAACGTATTTGTCCAAGGATAGAAGTGATATTAAGAACTCTTTTCTCTTAGAGTCGGTAGCTTTCAAGAAGTCCAAAGAGCTGTTCATTGACTGGTACACTAACTTACTAAATGTGTTGAAATCTAGTTTTAGAATTTCCGTCTCTAACTTCTTGTAAGTCTGGGTAGGGGTGTGTCCTGAGATATCTTCCCCGTTTTTAGTTAGCGTAAGTTTTGTGCTGCTCTTTACTACTTTTTCTAGTACAAACTCGTCACCATCTACGTCGAACTCAACTGAACCTGAGTAGTAGTTAGCGTCTGTGTATCGGTTCTTTATATCCGCCTTTTTAGTGCCTCTAGAGTTTTTATTATACAAAAGCTCTTCAAGTATTGTCGGTATTGAACTCTTACCTGCACCGTTCTTACCTACAAGCTGAAGCACATTAGAGTTGTTTAGAACAATCTCATTATTCTCACCGTAGGAGAACATATTGCTAAACTTTAACTTTTTTATTGTAATCATAAGTCGTCTACTCCTTGTAGTGCTTCTTTAAATATAGTAAGAAGTCTTGACATACCGTCTCCCTTAATATCCTTGACTCCTTTAAGATATGTTTGAAGCTCGTCAGATATGTCACCTGTTAGCTCTAGAGTTGGAGGAGTTACAATATCTTTAGCTACTTTCTTATCTAACAGTTCATTATTCTTAACTTTAGATAGGTCGGCTAAGTTACCCTCAATCTCATAAAGAGTGTGGTGATACTCGCCAGGTATTGCGTCTTCAGGGTCGGTAATAGTAAGTCTTAATAGTTGTGGTAGGTTTAGTTCTTTCCACTCATGTTCTCCAGTATCAGAATCAAATAATATAATACCATTAGCTCCTTTTGATACGCTTCTATGAAAGCTAGTGGTGTAGGGACTACCTGGATATACAAGATTTAACTGAGAGTTTTTACGAGAGTGTAAATCTCCGCAGAATACTTTTTCATAGTGGGAGAACTTGGAAAGTTCTACTTCTGGTTTAACGTGTGGTGGGATTTCCCCGCGTACGTGGGTTACTGCTAGTGTAGACTTTGGGGTGCTCCAGCTATCCGAGAATAGTATGTTGTACGGGATGTAGTCTACATTGTTTATCGTCTGGAAATCTCTAACTAATGTTACATTAAGGTCTTTAAATATTTGCTCGCAAACTTCAAAGCAATCCTTTTTCTTAGTAAGCATTTCATGGTTTCCAGGTATTAAAATTATTTCTTCATGCTCTAGCGCTCTAAGAAAATCATACATCAAACACACTTCTGGCATAGTAGGCTTAGCTACGTCAAGTAAGTCTCCACCAATTACCAATGTCTTTTCTTTGTATTCATTTAACTCTTTTGCTAGTAGCATTACTCGGTTGCGCTGCCATTCACTAGGTACATTCTTTTGCCCTAACTTTATGTGAATGTCTGCTACGAAAATATGATCCATGTAATTCCTTAAAAAGAAGGGTGACTTTCGCCACCCTCTTCGAACTAATTAGTCTTCTAGTTCGTTCATTGCTTCTGCTGTCGCTTCTGCTTCAGACTCTGAGTTTTCCGCCGGAGCACCTTCTAGGTGAACTTTAAGACGAGCACGTTGGTCTTCTGCTGTCTCACGTGGGAAAATTTCAGCCATTGGTTTAAGGTCTTTAACCTTTTCCATGTACTCCTCTGAAAGAGGCTCAGATACAAAGCTGAATGGGTCTACATCGTAAGCTACGTTGAACACTTTCGGGCCAGTTTTCTTACGCTCTACTGTAATCCAGCAACCTTTCTCGTAGCTAGTTGGGTTGATTTTTTGCTTTTTAGCAAACTTGATGATATCTTGTAGCATACCTTTTTTAAGGGTTAGTACCTCTAGGTTGCCTGTTGCTTCGTTTAATACTTGGCAACGGTATCCCCAACCGCAACGTAAGTCATTACCTTTACCGTCCTGTAAGTTAAGCTCTTTAACAGGGTCTGGTAGGCTAGAATTAAACTTCTCTGTGTTACGATCGAACTGCAAGCATTCAAATGAGCGGTCGTCGCCAGTTGCTCCTTTCACCCAGTAAAAGTAACCTGGTAGAATGTCACCAACAATACGGAAACGGTTAGTGCCGTCTTGTAGTTTCATGTAAGTAACTTTAGAGCCTTTTTTAGCTTCGCCTTGTAAATCGTCAAATGATAGCATATGTATTTATTCCTTATTTAAAATAATTTCTGTTTCTGTTATAGTAATCAGGGGGTTGGTTTCTAACTCCCCTAGTTTAATCCAGTTTGGGATAAGCCCTCTACTGAGTGTTTTTCTTTGAGACTCTGCGTAGTCATCATAGTTACGTAACGCAGCAAGTCCTAAGTATTGAGCCTTATGTAAGGCAGAAGCTTTAGATTTAAGTAAGCCCTCTTCATTTATTAGGAAATCGTTGCCGCGTCTGTTTTTTGTTAGCTCGAAAGCTCGCAGTATTTTCTTAGGCATTCCTGCACCTAATATGTAACAGTATTCATAATCGAAGTATGTCATTTTGTTTTAATCCCTCAATTTGAAAAGTCATTATATACATAATAGATCGAAATGTCAAGAAATATTTTAATTTTATTTGCACTACAGGGTATCTAGATTATTAACCTTTCCAAATACTTCTGTGTTTAAAACTCTACCACAATCTTCGCAGTGAGTTATTTTGCTTACTATTTTCTTACCTGACCCAGACAAACCACCGTTGCTCAACTTGGTTACGGTATTGTTATGTTCGCAGGAGGCCATTTTCTGTATAAACTTCTCTATACCTGTAGATAGTATTTGCCAATACTTTCCATGGTCTCGCATGCTAGGGTCTACTAAGTCTTTAGAAACCTCTGCAAGTATGAGGTTAAGTGTAGCGTTAGCTAATTGTTTGCTCATGTTGTTTCACCAAGTCCAGCATTGCCGCCCTGCTCATTTCTTTAACTTCCCAGCCCTCTCTTGTATACAGAGCTTTCCTGTTATAGAACTGTCTTCTAGCTGTCTCACCCTCTAGTCTTATATCTACCACTATAGGAGATAGCTTACCATCGGCAGGTCTTTGAACCCTACCAATAAGCTGTTCTAGTAGTTCTTCGGAACTGATCAAAGAACCTGCAACTAGAGCAGATAGTTCATTAAGGGATACACCCTCAGAGAATATAGACTGCGTTGCACATAGTGATAATGCCTTTCCTTGTTTAACAGCATTCATGACTATCTCCCGCTCTTCAGCGGTGGCGGCCATATTCTTAGCTATTATTAAACTATAAGGTAACGCTTTGTGAGCTTTTTCTAAAAACTCCACCCTATCTGCAACTACTAAAACTCTGTGCCCTAGTTGCTCCAATATCTTAGTTATGAAAATAACATCACTTAAATGTCGTGGGTCTTCCATAACTGCGTTGGCGCGGCGTGCCCACGGAATCATAGAGTTGGATGGAATTTGTACTGCTGACCTATAAACCCACACAGTAGGCTTCATACGGTTTTCATCTTTACCAACAAACCTCTTAGAACCAAAGAAGTCGTTAAACAGTACGTGTTTACCGTCTCGTCTGGTCAATGTACCACTAAGACCTATTTTTATAGATGCTCTAGATACGTTCAGAACTTTGGTAAATGTATTGGCAGAACAATGATGGCATTCGTCGATTATCAGCATTCCATATGTACCGCTTTCTTTTTGGATAATCTTCTCTACTGTTTGTATATTACCTACGGCTATTGGTGATTCTGGGTTTATAACCCTCCCTCCTCCGATAACACAAGGCTCTATACCAAAGTGCTGTTTTATTTCCTTAACCCACATATCACGTATAACTGTGGTAGTAGTTACTATTAAGGTTTTTAACTGGTACTTAGCTATTAAGCCCATAGCACATATGGACTTACCCCACATTTATGTTACGCTTCAGACCGTTACCTGACGCTCTTTATCTTTCGACAAAGATCGGACTATATCTTTAGTATTTGTTTAATACTACTCTCCGTTTCGACTTCCGTTGAAGCCTACTCCCATATAGGGATAGTCTCTGAACTTTACCCATTTTAGGGTCTTAGCTGCTGATTATCCAATCTTTTTATTTTCAAACATTCGCGCTTACCGTTTCCAGTTACGCTGTAGTTAAAAAGCTCTAAGGACGTTCCAGCAATTAGAAGAGTTTATACCGAGCTAAGGTTACACTAACCCGGTTTACAGTTGATAATACCAGACATACCATCGCTGAAATAATCATTAGCTTCTGCTTGATTCTCTCTTAGCGTAAAACTAGGTTCTGGTATGTCAGCGTCTTCGTAGCTTCTCTTATCTACAATTTCGTAATCTTCTGGTATTAAGTCTACCCTACCCGCTGGGAAGGTAACAACCGTATCAGATATTCTAGTAAGGTGTCTAATAACCAAAGGAAACTCTGAGATAGGTTGTTGATTTATTTCATAAGTTAGTTCGGACTCTAGCTTGTGCTGTAAGTCCGAACCCTTAGAACAGTTTAAATATATCTTGTTAGATATTACTGCCTTTTTTCTCATATTTTTGTTCTAACTGTTTTGAACTCTGGAAGCTCCTTGGAAGTTATTAAATCAATTAAAAAGGTACGCCTACCTACTTCAACATAGGCTATATGGGTGTACTGACCGTCAATAGATACAAATGTTCTATTGGTTTCTAAAACCTTATACGCTCGATGCCCTGTTTGAGTTAGCCAAGATGCTCTTATCTTGGCTATTTTAATATTATAGAACTTAGCAGGCTTATATAAAATCATACGACCTGTGCTATCTATAAACTCCCTATGTTTAGAACGAATAACCTGACCTATTGTCCTGTGCATCTTATATAGTGGATACACTTTATACGGACAAAGTGGGTCGGTTTTTAACTTCATTCTGCGTATAGCATAATCGTCGTCGGTTTTGTACTTATAGTCAAGCACCCATCTAGTTCTGTTAGTTTGAATAACAATGTAGTTACCTTCCTCGAATTTATCTACGTACTTCCTAATTTCGTAGATCGGGAATTGGCACTCCAGAAACATCAAACACCTCTCTTACTCTCAGCTCTACATGAACGTAACCAGAATTTGCTAATGTTAGTGTGGGTACTAAGAACTTTAACAACTCTTCTGATACAGTCAAGTCACAAGCTAGGTATAAAGTACCATCTGTCACATTAGGGAGTAATACAGTACCTACTTTGTTGTTGTCCAAGTATATAGGGATCTCAGACTGTGGGGAAGTAGGGCCGGTTCTATGTAGAACCAGCTTGTATAGATAGGTTACAAAGCTACTATCATCAGAGCTTCCTTCAGCTCCAAAAACTTTAAGTAATTTTCTCATTATGCTACCTTAGCTAAGTCTGGATACTTAGCTTCTAATTTACCACAAGAATAGTCTCTAGAACCACCTGGCTCTGAGTCCTCCTCTAGACCAACAGGACAGTCAGGGATTGAACATCCACGGTCTTTTTGCACATTTCTAGTTACTAGATCGATGTACTCTTCTACTTTGTCTTCTCTAACAGTTGCCACGATGGAGTCATGTACTAGAGCGAAGATTTCAGCAGGGAATCCTTTTTCTATGATTTCCTTATCAGCATCAATTGCACCTAGTAACAATGAGTCACTAGAGATAGACTGGATGATTGCGTTAAATCCTGAACGAACCTCACCAGAAGCAATACCTCTATCCTTAGAGTTAATGTTACGTAGTCTACGCTTTCTACCAAAGTGGTTGTAGATGAAACCATGCTCTTTGATTTGGTTATGACATTCATCAATCCAACGTTTAAGCTGCTTGAATCTGCGGAAGTAGTCTTGGATATATCCTTTAGCATCTTCTACAGTACAAGTTGCAGGTTGGTCATTCTCTAGGAACGCTAGGTTAACCGCTTCTGCTACCTTAGCTGGGCCTGAGCCATATAAAATGCCGAAGCTAATGGCTTTTGCTGCCTGTCTTAGCGCAGGATATAACTCCTTTACATCTTTAGGTTCACATGGTAAGTTAAACACCATATGTGCTATGTTGCTGTGGAACGTTTATGTTACGAGTTAGTCGCTTTACTCTAACTCTCTTTATCTTTCAATAAAGACCTGACTATATCATCAACCTCTTGAACAGAGTATACAACTCTGGTACAGTAATTATTAGAATTTAAGAACTCTAGTTTTTCATTTAGATTATCGAAGTATCCCTCATAGCCGTTCCCCTTAGTAGTTATCTCTAGTGCTAATTTTAAAGAGGGGAAGTATACATCCAGTACCCATCTTCTGCTAGTAGGGGCTAAATCTTTGTAAGGGATTTGAAATTGCGGGTTTAAGTACTCAAAACTGTTTAATATATGCTCACATATTAACTTTTCTTGTTTAGAACTAAAAGAGCCTAACCCCTCACAGTGAGAGCATACTAAATATTCACTAGATAGTATGTGCTTTGAGGAATATAGCTTTCTATTTCTGCAAGCTATGTGCTCTACTAGTACTTTGGTATTTCCCGCTTGACTAATTACTTCTATTGCTTTATACCCCTCAGGCAACTTTTCAGAGTAGTACTCTGCAGTTTTAGTAATTCCAGGTACTTTCCTACAAGAGGGGCAATATTTAGTCTTATTTTTCAACCATTTTAGTATACTAGACCTTTCTGAGGTATGGATATTTTTACAATTGGAGCAGACGTAAGTTCCTTTACTACCTTGAAAGGTTAAAGTGTCAAAGCCTAAGGTATCTAAGTCGTAGTCGATCTTAGAACCTCTGCTCCTTGCTTCAGGGTTTACGGCCCTTAGCACATCCCCAACAGTAAAAGGCATGGAATTAATCTTTCCCGCTGTAAGTTCCGGAGGGCAGTTAGACCTCCATTCTCTAGTATTTTTAGGTACTTCTTTATCTAAATAATAATCTTTTGCTAACTTAATAGCTTCTTCTAATAACATAGGTTGGCTCCCATTTCAAGCACGCTTGTGCCTTACTCCTAAAAAGGATAGTCGATGAACGTTTTTCTTATATTATACATATTTATGATCAATTGTCAAGTGAAATTTTATATTTCGTATAATACTTAGAAACTTCGCTGCTGATTGCCCAATCTATTCTGTTTTCAAACATTTGCACTTACCGTTTCCAGTTTTGCTTTAGTAGAATAGCTCTAAGGGGTTTCCAGCAATTAGAGAGCTTTGCTTATAGTATATCTACTATAAGGGACTTTAAAATAAATCCGGGTATTTATCAGGGTCTTTCTTCATGTTGATAAATACTTGCTGCATTGCCTTATCTTCTGATAGTACAGCAGCGAAATAAATTTCCGCAGTTGTTAAGTCGAGCGCTACAATTTTGTACCCTTCAGGAGGAACTACGCAACCTTTGATAATAGGGTTATCCCTAGGAAGCTGCTGCATGTTAAATCGACCTGAAGAGGACAATCGACCCGAAGTGGTCGTGGTTTGGTGAAACCCTGTTCGTACTCTACTATCTGAGTTAATACAAGGTATTAGCTTAGATATGTAAGTTGATTTAAGTTTTAAATGCGTTCTAATGTTCTTGATAAGCTTAGGTACTTTATGCTGAGCAGCTAGAGTGTCTAACACTTCTTTGTCTACTGAGATTGCACCTGTACCTGTCAATTTACCTGTCGGTTTTAAGCCTACTTTATCAAACAGTAGCTTTCTAATTTGCTGAACAGAGTTAGGATTAAATACTGCACCTTGTTCTTGTTCTAGCTCTATTACTTCTTCCACTTCCCATAGCTGCTTACGGTAAGCTGATAGCTGACTGTCTAGGTAGTTATTGGCCTCTAGAAGTCTGTTAGCAGATACCGGAACTCCACGGTCTTCCATTCTAGTTAAGAAGTGAAGTGCTGGTAGTTGTAGCTCTTCGTAACAGTATTTTAACTTGTTATTCTTAATAAGAATAGGGTAGAACTTACGGAACAGTTGGAATGTAGCGTCTGTATCTTTTGCCGCGTACACCTTGATTATGTCCCAAGGTATTAGGTCATACGAGAAAGTGTCTGGGTCAATAGAATACTGTTTTATGTAATCTTTCTTCCACTCGTCAAGTTCATCATCGTACGCCCCTAAGTCTGTGTATTTAAGTGCCAAAGATTTCAGTCCGTGAGTACCTTGTCGCTCGTCTAACAGATAGTGAAGAATCATTGTATCGTGTACGTGACCTTCTCTGTGGTCAAACCTTACGCCTAAATGGTAAAGAAACCACTTCATATCGAACTTAGCATTGTGGAATACTACGTCCTTAGTATCGATAATCTTTTGTAGAATATCGACACATTCTTGGTCTAGTCCATCCGAGTCTAGGTAAGCTCCTTGGTGAAGCTCGTATGTTACAGAGATACCGAGCATGTACCCTTCTCTAGGTTCTAATGCACTGGTTTCGGAGTCGAGTGCTACTACGTCAGTTCCGTGGGCTTCTACCCGTCTAAGAAACTTCTTAATATCTTCAGTCTCTCTGTAGAACTCGTAATTTTTATTTGCCATGTCTTCTTCAACGCCACCAAATATATTATGGATAGCTTTTACAGTTAAGTCAAACACAGGCTTGTTTTCTGGTTTAAATGCTAACATCGCTGGTGATATACTAGCAATAAAATTAGGGTATCCGCATTTACCTTCAACTTGTTTTCCGGTATAATCGGTTACTGATGTTTGTTTTGTATAGTTTTTTAGAGCTTCAGAACCTACGAGGATTACGTAGTCGAATTTAGTTGGGTCGAAGTCCGTAAGGTCTATATCTCGTTTAAGTAGTCGAGAAACCTTAGTACTTGATAGGTTGTAGACTTCTACCTCATGATTCTGTAACATGAACAGTTTCTGGTATTCAGTCTTGGATGGGCATTTTTGGATGATTGCTATTTTCATATAATTCCTTAGTTTATACACTGAGTTAGTGTGCTACATGATTCTAGACTTGAGAGTCTGAACCTCGTCATAATTTAGGCTACCAGGGTCTTTAGAGCCAGGTAACTTGTAAACCTCGCATACTAAGTCCGTATTGTAGTCTATTAGCTTTTTTAGTTTATCTGCGGATTCGATTCCTGATTTATCAGGGTCAAATACGATTACTATTTTCGAGACACCACTCGACATATATGGTAATAGTTTATCAAATATGTTCTTGGCTGTCAATTGTTTTGTTCCTAGCGTTGCCGCGACGTTAGTAAGAGATTTGTCGTGTAAGTTAATTACGTCAAACAAGCCTTCCACTAATATCAAAACTCCTGAGGATAAGTCACATTTAATAGGTGACGGAAACAAAGGGGTTTGAACGTCTTTGGGCTTCATTAGGTATTTAGGCGATATATCAGTATTTTCATATCTACCAATCATACACACTAGGTTTTCGTCATAGTCTGAGATAGGTATTACTATCCTATCTGGAAACATCTCTTCCGATTTAAACGCACCAAATTTCTGTAACGTATCTATACCAATGCCTCTATACTCATACGTAATGGGTGAATGCATGTCGGCAGGATACGAAACTACGCGGTGGGCGCGAAGCTTAGAAATTGACTGTTTTATTTTTGCTACCTTTGCGGTGTACGCTGGGGTAGGGTCTCGTAATTGAGTAAGTAGGTTTCCTCTATAACCACAACTTAAACAGTGGTATAGACCAGTTTCCCGGTCTATACGTAATGAAGGATGCGTATCTTCGTGCTCTGGGTTGAAGCACTTAACTAATACATCTTTACCCTTAGGAACGTAGTGAATTTTCTTTTTATCTAAAATCTCTTCAACTCTAGACATTACACTAACTCTCCTGCGCCAGATGGGAAAGTATTTTCTTTACTTTCTTCTTCTGGTCTCAAGTCGTCTATATTGACTTCTTTAGGATGTATCTTTAGACAATTCCATGCTATTGCTACCGTCGATGTAACTTCGTCAGAACTGCTTCTAACTTTTGACGGTATGAATGTAATTGTGCTGGTTTCCTTATCTGGTTCGAGTAGCTGTGCTGTATCGCAAGCATCTAGTATACCTTTAGAAAGTCTAGCTTCTCCGGTAGAGTCTATCTGGTAAGGTGAAACAATTAGTATTCCATATTTTCTAGCTAAGTTTTTAAGTTGCTTAGCTATAATAGTCTGTATCTTCCAATCATACATTTCAGATTCGTGACCATCCCAAACCACTTGGTTAACGTAATCTATTACGGCAACCTTGAATCTATCGCCATACTTGGCTTTTAGTTTTGATAGCTGAACATCGATTGATGCTAGTGAAAGCTCCCTGTCATCTATAACAACTAACTTACTATCCTTAATAGGAGTGCAAGTTGATTTTAGTTGTTTTTCGAATAAGTAAGGGTCAGGGTCGTCAGACTTTAGAAATTCATCTAAAATGTCTTCTGAATCTTCGTATTGACTAGCCAGCCATTCTGCGATGGTCTTTTGCTCTTCAACACTAAATTCACCAGCTTTTATATTCCCATAGTTAACACCAGTAACTATAGAAAGTATCCTCTGGAATGTCTCCTGTCCAGTCATTTCTATTGTGAAATAGACACCAACGTTTCCTTGCTCCATTTGATTTGCTACAATGTTGGAGCATACAATACTTTTACCGGATCCTCTTCTTCCCCCTAACAGTATTAGGTCTTCTATTTGACACGTTATCTTACTGTCCCACGTATTAGATAACCCAAGTAGAACTGCGTCTTTAAGAATGTCTTCTTTAGGTTTGAACGCTGTTAGTTCATGCGCAGTTAGTACTTTCTCTGGAGACTCAATCTCTTGTTCAAAGTAGATAGGTAGTCTTGCCAAAGTGTCCAACATTTCGTTCCTAGAAAGGAGAGATACGTTGTCTACAAAGTCGGTTATTAAATCTAGTGCAACCTCTTGGGAGTGGTTATCTAATAAAGCTTCCACCGCTACATCCAAGTCTAGGTTAGTAATATCTAAATTCTGAATAGACTTTAGAACCACTTGAACCCTAGCTGACCTTCCTCTATAAATAGAAATGTCGTTACTAGATGGCAGAGTGTTAAACTCGTGGTAGAAATCTTTAATAGCAGTAAATACGGGTTTGAAGGATTCTGAGAAGTGCTTTTCTTTTATTCTTGAGAAGGCTAATAATGCTTGTTCTGACTCTTTACTGTGCATCAGCAATTTAAGGACTAAGCCTTCAGTATTTATCATTATTGCCCCTATAAGAAAAAAGGGAGTGAGTAACTCACTCCCTCTTAGGTAGTACTAAATATTACTCAGCAGATGCTTCGTCTAACTTCTTACGCTTTGCAGCACCATCGTAGTCTACGCATGTTAAGCCACGACGAGATAGTGTAGAACGAATACCGCGAGCAGTACGTCCAGTAGCTTCTACTAGTTGTTCTACTGTCATTGTTTCAACGTCAACGCCTTCAAATACGTCTACGCGAGCTTGTGCGTTGCTTTTTGCTTGCTTAGGCATCTCGATATTATGAGACTTAGTTAGCGCTAGAGCTTTACCGCGAGCAGAGTTAAGAGTTACGCCTAGCTCTTCTGCGATTGCTTCAAGGCTTTCACCAGCCTGAGCCATTTCTACGAACTTAGCTTCTTGCTCTTCAGTATATTTGCGTGGTGGAGCAACTTTTTCAGTTGGCTTCACGTCAGATGTTTTTTCTAGGCTAAGTACTTTACCTTGTACTTGCTTAGGAGAGAACTTCCCGCCTAGGATAGCAGAGCTGATTTCGCCGTAAGTGTAATCACCGCTGTTCGCGTCTAAGAATGCTACTAGTTCTGCTTCTTCTGCTTCAGACCATGCTGAGCTACGAGCTTCGCTAGCTTTCTGTACGCTGTAGTCCATTTTACGAAGTTTAGAACCTACAGAACGTGCTGATGTTCCAAGTTGTTCTGCTACTTCGATTAGTTGCGCTTGAGTAATTGTCTCGTCAGGAGCGCCTACCATGTCTACTAGTTGCGCAGTGTTATCTTCATTCCAGCTAAATTTTGCCATATTAATAATTATCCTCTAATTCTTTGATTGTCACAATAGGTAGTCCAAGTTTCTCTGCTTTTTTGTAAGAGCTTGAACCTGTCTTTGAATCATCTTCGCAGACTAAGTATTGTGTTGTTTTGGTTACTGATGATTTTACTTCCCAACCGAGTGACGCTAAATGTGTTGCTGCGGCATTTCGATTAGGAAAGTCGTTTAGTTTGCCTGTAATACACACTACACCTTTTTGCTGTATAGTATTACTGACTGGTTTTTCTGTTACTAAATACTGATTCCATTCGGTTTGTAATTCTGGAATCCAGTCTGTTTCGATCCAAGCCATTAAGTTGTTTGCAGCTTTATCGCCACCACCTACTTCGCGTATAGCTTCATACGTCAGGTCGTCTATTTTAATTGAGCCTAGCTTCTTGGCTAGTGAAGTACCTACTAAAGGTATTGACATTCCTGAGATAAAATCTGATACGTAGATTTTCTTGTTAAGTCGGTCTTGAATCTGAGCTACTAAGTTGCTTGAGGTTTTATCCCCTATCCCTTTTGTTTTACAAAACTCTTCCGTAAGAGTTAATAGCTCGTTAATATGAGAAATCTCTAGTTTATTAACAGTGACCTCTCCGAATCCCTTGATTTTTAAAATCTTACAAAAGTGCTGTACGCGCTTAGTAGATTGTGCAGGACATGATTTAGAGTTTCGACAGAACAATTGACTGTTTACTGTCTCTAGCTCACTTCCGCAGGAGGGACATTCTGTTGGTACTAAAATTTCCATAGTTATTCCTTGGTCAGGTCTGGGAGAGAACTTCCTAGGTTTACGGAGAAGTTCTTATCTCCCCCAAACCATGAAAGTATTATATACACGTTTGTCAAAAATTACAAGTGATTTTTTGATTTATATCACCGTGTACTCTAATCAATACGGGAAACTACACAAGGTATAATCTCACCGCTGCGAACAATGCCTACCTTGCATCCTATTTCTAAGTCTAGCGCCTTTATAAATTCTATATTGTTAAGAGTAGCGCGAGATACTTTCGCATCCCCTACCATAACAGGTTCTAGAATCGCCACTGGAGAAACCTTTCCGCTTTTTCCAGTCTGCCAAACTACGTCTAAAAGAGTAGTCTCCACAGCCTCAGCATTCTCCTTGAAAGCAAAAGCTCCTTTTGGAAACTTAGAGGTAAAGCCATGCGCTTTGAATTGAGCGTTACTAGATAGTCTGTACACAATTCCGTCTGTTAGAAAGCTTGCTGTTCCATAAGCAGAGGCTAAACCATCTTCTATCTGTAGTTCAGTTACAGGCAAAAATCCGTTTCGGTATAAGAACTTCATATCATCTGGATATGAGGTAGTAATACCAATAGAAGATTCCGAGGTTTGTACAGAGTAAGCAACAAATTCAATAGATCCTTCTACAACTTTGCTAGAGTACTCGTCGAAGTCTTTAAGGTTTAAAGCTCCAGACACGTAATTCCGTGCATTAGGCATAGTGTGACTACAAACTACTTCTCCAGTAATTTGTACTAAGTCCTTGTCGGTTTCGATCTTATGTGGAACAAGCTGTCGGATTTTATCTGTTATATCGCGCCCTTTAAATCCATCGCCTCTAGTAAGAGACAATGTATAATTTCCTTGGACGTATAATATTGAGATAGCAGCTCCGTCTAGCTTGGGAGTTTTGGTACATCTTTCGATGCTTAGTGGGGCATTCTGCATGTCGTAGCACTTTTGAAGTGAGTACATTCTAAATGCGTGAGGTGTGTCTCCGTTACCAGAGATAGTTTGTCCGTACATACGTTCTAATGTGTCGTATTGCTCATTAGTAAGGATTGGGTTTCCATCGTAGTAGGCTTCAGAAGCAGTTTTAAGTAGTTCTTTCATTTCGTTTCTCTAGTAAAGTTTCTAACACTTCTGCTTTAGACAGAAGATCCACCAAGGCTTCAAACAGAGCCAGTGTGGTATCTAGAGTATACGGGACTGTAAATCCGTTCTTTGTTGGAGCGTAAACTCCTTCAAAATCTAAATACCATTCCCGAACTGAAAGATAAGACTTACCTCTGAACTCGGTTACTGACAGCTTGTATAAGATTCCTTTTTCGTCGTTTTTGAATAGTTCGACTTCTAGTTTATCTACGTGACCTTCCAGCATTGCTATTCCCTAGTACAGAACTCAGGGGTACAATCTTAACAATTCTAGATAGTGGTAAGAATCGTAACTTGTATGAGTTCCAACTCCACACCGCAACTCTGTTGTTATTCAGCACATTTACACTACCATCCTCATTGGCTACTATATGATAACTACCATCGGAGTTTTTACGTCTGGCATTATCAGGTAATTCCTTTTCTATGTAGGAAGACTCGTGTAGGTCACGAGTCCCCGTAAGGTAGGTAATTTGATTGCTGCCACTTTTTCGGTAATACAGGTAGAAGTCGCCTTGTGCGTTACGCTCAAAAGTTTTTGCATCCATATTATTACCCCTTTAGTGCTGTTGCTTGTGTTAGAACGCTTGTGAAGTACTGCGCAGCTTTACCTGTTAACTTAGTCACGATATCTTCGTCGATTAGATCTTCGTCGATAGTTGCAATCGCAGTTTTTAGTTCTTCAATTGCTTGTGCTTTATTAACACGCTTAGCGCCAGTTGAGCCGTCAGCAGATTTAGCTGCTTTAGCGGTTGGAGTTTTCTTGACGTAAACGTCAGCTTTCGATAAAATAATACGCACACCGTTAACGGTCTTATCAAACTGCTCTGATAAGCTCTTTACGATATCCGCACTGTGGTCGCCGCGCTCTTCTTCTGGAAATTTTTCGATTTCCGTTACGTATTGCGCAATTAGTTCATCTTTTGATTCAGGTGTCCAATCAGACATTTTTTGTTCCTTCTTTTATTATTGAAAAGGTATTATATTATGATTCGGGCTTCAAGTCAAGAAATTTAATAAACTTCTGACTTAGTAAACCCTAACGCGTCCACTCTTGTGTTCAGCTTAGCTAGAGCATCAGTATTTAATAGCCTAGACTTATACTTAACACGACGTGATACGATACTTTCATTAAAGTTACGTGTAGTAATCTTTTTTATTGGTGATTAAACTGAGACAGGGGCTAAGTAAGCGCACATAGCTAAATCGTGCCCCATGGCTTCTCGCAAGAAATTGTCTACACTATTAGAATACACACCGCCGTCTACTATAATAAGGTTAACCTTGCGGTTATACTTACCACTATGAAGAGAGTATATTTTTCGTATACCTTTCATTAGGTAGTATTCAGGGTCTCCAGGCTTTTCTAAGTCTACACAACCTAAGTGAACCGTAATAAGCTGATTGAATACATAAGTAGCAAGTCTATGACTTCCTCGCCCTAAGATAAATATATCAATGTCAGAGTTATTCATTGTTCGCGCATACTTAAATTTTAAGCTAGGCTCTGGTAGACAGTGAAATGTTGCTAGAGAACCACCTAGTAGGACTGGGGAGTCTAAGAACATATCTTTTACCTTGAAGACTAGCTCAGATACATCTTCTTACACTATAGATATGCTCTGGTCGGTTTTTATTGTGAAATTCTAGCTTACCAGAGCCTGCGGTAAGATTACTCGTCTTCATCTGCCGCCTCTACTACAAATTTTACGGAGATCCCAGAGTCTTCAATGCCATATTCTTCCATTAGGTTCATAATCTCAGCATCGACCCCTGAGATTACATCAGATAGCAATTGGTTAACTTCATCCTTGAAGCGATAATGACGTAATTCGATATTGGCTGTCTCTAGCTCTTTTTGTTGTTTATTGACTACTTCTTGCTTGTTAGCAAGGTCTTGTTTCAAGATGTTGACCGTACCATTAGACTGAAACAGTTTTGACTCAACATCGGCTATATACTGTTTAACGCATCGCTCTTTCTTCTCATAGTCTTCGCATCGTTTTTCTAGCTTATTAACCATACACCTGGTTTCTATGATCAGTTTCTCCTTTTCAGAGACAGTTTGCTCAAGTTTACTTTGGAGCTCTTTAATCTGAAAATCTTTTTTACGTGTAACAACGACTAAGTCGTTCTCCATTAGTTGTTTCATTTCAGCAATACGCTTTTTCAGCGCAGTATTTTCTTTTCGTACTGCGTCTACACACATTGGAAAGTTTTCGTCGGTTTGTTTAGTCATAATATGTTCCATTAGTCGGGTTAGTTTCGCTATGACCTCTTTGCTAGCTTCAAGCTCGCGTTTAGTTAGGTCGGCTTCGGTTAATTCTTGCTGTGATGCCGGCATCACAAATTTATCTAGTTCGCTTGTTGGCATTTTTTACACCCTCGTTAACTTTTATCAAAATATCATCATCGGACATTGCAGACTTGATAAGTCCTTTAACATCCACTCCGAGCGCTATCAGATGCTCAAGCGACCCAAGCTCTTCTGGGGGCTGATAACAATACTGGTTCATCGACTCGTTGATTACTTTAACACGATACGCATTTTTAAATTTCGCCTTAACGATACCAATCGAGCCATACTTGGCTACCCATACATATTGTCCGTTTTCAAAAGAATCGGCCATACATTCATCAGGTAACAAAGGTGGGTTAAGTTCGTTTACACGCTCGTTAGTTCTAAGAAGCGCACCGTGCTTTTCTAGATGGTATTTAAGAATCGCTGTACTGCGGTAGTAGTTATCTGATAGTTCAGCTAAAGAATCACCAGACAAGTAATCTGTGATGATATTTACTACTTCGGCTTTTGTAACAGGTTCTTTACGCTTCTTAGCGCGAAGTCGCTTATCCCGTTCTAGACCTTGCTGATAATCTTCAATAAGCGTACCTAGACGCTTAGTATTATACGCAATGCCAAGCATTTCACAGGCAGCTTTTTTAGTCGCTTTATCCGTTTCCAAATAAGCGATTACACTCTCCATCTGTTCTGGAGTTACATCAAGTTTAGCTCTAGCCATAATTATAGCTCCTCTACTGACATTACACTATCGTTTCTAAAAGAACGCCAACCTTTTGCTTCAAGGTCATAAACAGGCGTAACGTCCTCTGGACGTGTGTTACGCATTCCACCTTTAAGTGTAGGATTTACGATTTCTGGTTGCAAGGTACAAACCATCTTGCGGATAGATTTGTCAACTTTCTGAAATGTTACTACCATAGCGCCTTGTTTTGCATCTTCTACAAACTTAACTCTATCGAATTTCATAATCTTTCCTCATTTCTTAATATACGTATATTATATTAGATTATAAGAGATTTAGCAATTCTTTTCTTAATTTTCCTGCTTCTGAGAGTATCTGAATATATGTGTTGTGAGGGTTGAAGTTATCTATTCTAAAGCTATGTTCTAATAACTCTGGAAATAATCGTACCACAAGGGGTACTACTTGACATCTGGTTTTGTCTACCTCTTTAAGTTTTGGTTGGTTAGGGTTTTTGGTTGGAGCACGCCTACGATTTCTAGGCGGGCGTGCTTTATGTGGGTTAGCTAAGTCATCAAACGATTTCACAGGCTTTTTCCTCTTTATTAAGTGGATTCTCGTAGCCCTTGAACAAGCAATAGCGTCTATACAACTCTTTTACCTCTTCTACATCGTCTAATGTTTCTATCATACACCTTTTAAGGACATTTTTTGCATAAGCCATGCTTGGTCTAGCTTGTTGTCCTGTTGCTAAGTAAAAGTGTTTACCTTTCTCTCTAAGAGCTACCATTAGCTTTTGAGTAGATGCTTTACTAATCTCTTCCCAGAAGACTGGAATAATAGAGTGTAGAAAGTCTAGCTTCTCTTCAATTTTTAACTGAACAAAAGCATGGGCATCGTCAAAGCTGATACTGTCTTCATCTACGTCGTATAACGCACAATAAAGCATTTTCAACTCATAGGCATCGTTGTGCCTTGGTATGAATGAGTCTGCCTTAGAATTTAGTAACGATGTTGCTCTTTCGATATAGTAATCTTCTTTAGCTGCGGCTTCGTCTGGCGGCTCATAAGGGTCTGTAATCGCTTCAATCTTACATCCTGCCCTAATTAGATAATAATTAAATGTACCTAAGTAAGATCTGAACTCTCGTTCTCGCCTTAGGGCAAAACTATGTCTAGCTTTTTCAAACCATCCCGATTCTACCTTAGAGTCCTTATATCCGGTAACGTATCCTTTGATATTACTAAAAAAGTAATGAACTTCACTAGGATTACGCTCACGCATTAACGCCTGGAATCGCATATTTGGAGTATGGTTAGAAGTCTTAGTTAATACGAAAACTGCATCAAAATAGCTAAAGTCAACTCCATTAGTGACGCTAGGAGAGCATAGGAGAGCATCCACTCGCATGCCTTCGAGTGCAACGTCTGTATCGTTAATGATTTGCTGTACGTCTGAATCCATTTTAGAATTTGCATGGGCTACCTTTATGTTTTTGGTTGGGCAGGCTCTGGATAGAGTTTTCTGCATTATATTAAGTTTGTCCGGCCCTTGGTCGGTAACGACCAGCGCCTTAGAACCTGTCTCTAACGACCCTTGAACAGCTCCCCATATAGAGGACTCTTTGTGGTGTCGATAAGCAGGTATATTTTTTAAATTTGGGCGATAGTGATCTACTCGGTAAAAATCTCTGTTACCTTCAACTAGCTCTATGTATTGCGCTACAGTCTCTTCTGATAAGTCCCCATCAGATAAAACTACCACTTTAGTATAAGTTAGTAGTTCAAATAAAATTTCCCTAATTTGAAATCTAACTTCATCATCGATAATTTTAGCAAACAGCAGGTTGTTTAGTACCGAGTCAGCTTCATCGATAAATAAGAAATCAAAGTCTCTAGTGAAATCTTTAATCTTTACTAAGCTATGTAGAGTTCCTGATAATCTATCCAGTGACCCAGTCGCGAAGTCTAACCTTGCTTGAGGCGAACGAAAGTCTCCAGCTTTGAATCTGGCAGCGTTTGATTCTACTAACGCGGATGTATCAGTAAGTGCTAAGAATTTTCCTTTGATATAGCCGTTTCTTAACCAAGTTTCAACAGTATGTGTTTTACCTGTACCCAATGATGCCTTTAGAAATACTACACCGTCACTAGGCATTTTTTCTTTATTAATGTCTAGATATTTTGGTAAAGACCCACTTTGGATAGTGGATATAGGAAGTTTTTCATACTCATTAGGTATGCTTCTAACAGAGTTGTTTTTTATCTCTATTATAGCTGCGGCTTTAGCTTGATTTACGTAATCTTGCTCAGAACCTGGGCGTTTCTTCTCTAGGACTTTTTTAACCATAGAATCGAGTAAGTCTATGTTAAAGGTATCCTGAACAGCCTCATGGTATAATGAAATTATTTTAGTACGCAAGCCGGATTCGGCTATATTCCAGTTTTCTACAACAGACCATTTTCTCCAAAACGCTTCTGATGCTTCCGAACCACCATCAATTTGTTGCAGGTACTCATAGACCTCCTCTTCCGAGGCTCGCACAGTCTTTGCGTAAGATGAAATAGTATCAGGTATTCTAGCTACTACTCCATATTCATAGACGGTTCTTGGGCTTCTAATAAAAGGGTCGTCTACACCAATGAACATTGGGGCAGCCGTATAATGCGCTTGTACGTCATGGTACAATGCGGTGTCTACTAACTCATCGCTAGTATCAAAAATTTCCTTATATCTAGAGTTAACTTGCATAAATAAATTACGAAGTTGCCCTTGCGTAAGATTAGAATCATTTTCTATCCACAAGTGAATACGGATATTTTCAGTCATACCTGCTTTAGCAGACGCTTGGCAAATAAAAGCCATGTCGTCAGGGAAGACCTCCGGATCGCATTTATGTAGTAAATTACAGACGTAATTTCCCTGCGAAATAAGGTCAGTAGCAGATATATGAGCTGGACGAATGATTCCGTCAACGTCTATTGCTATAATTTTCGATGGATGTGGTTCAACCTCGTCTACTCGACGAAAAACCTTATCACCTTGTTTTGCTCTACAATACTTATGCCTAATAACCAACTTTTGAGGGTCATTTTCTAGGCTTTGAAGTACGGGTAAGAGTTGTTGCAAGCAATCTGGGTCGTAAAACGACCCTAGCTTGTATCGCTTACGGGCATTAGCAGGTTTTTCACCGCCCCCCGTAAAACGTTTACAGAAATAGGTATCTACCGCTAATACGCGGTAGAACCCGTTTTCATTTTTATCGTTATAGTCGCAAGCCTCAAGAACTTGTAACGTCATTAAAATACTTCCTCTAATAAGTCTACTATTTTTTGCGCGGGGTACTCCGGTCGCCGGTCAGCGAGTGCGATTATGCCGTTCCTCTCTGCCTTTGGTTAGTCACTCTATACTCTTTCCAGAACGGGCTACCGGTAAGGGTCGCCAGGCTCTGTTCTGTGTATAGACTGTCAGCTAAACTTAAACTGATACATGCACCACACAGGTATACGCCAACTCTGAACCACAACAAAAGTTCCTAGCGGAAGACGTAAGCCCTCTAAATTGTTGTAAGGGCTGCTACACTTGCATTATAGGTTGTATTCTTCTGAATCTATTTCAAATTCATTAATCTTACGTACCTCACGATAACGTTGTAAGGTAAGTTCAATTGATTGTATTTCACGTTCTAGGGTATTGCCTTCTTTCTGTCCAAGTCTCGCGACTGTCTTCAATATATGAAAAAGGCAACCAGATGGGTCTCGTTCACCCAACTTCCAAATTTTTGCAACTGCGTACGGGTCTAAAACGACCTGACCAGTTAGTGTATCGTCTCTACGTAAATGATACGTAAAGTCGTAGTGTGACGTTTTACAATCTTTATTGTCTGACACTAAATAAACTCCTAGTTCGTTAATTACATGGGAATCTCCTTAAATAGTTTTTCCCTCAATTTCTGTAAACTATTATATAGATTTTACAGCAAATTTGCAAGTGATTTTTTAATTTTCACCACTATTTACCGTATTTAATCTCAGGTTCTAAACGTGGGTCATACTCATCATAGTGTTGCGCAGCGCATTTATGCAGGAACTCAGTAAGGTCATCCGCTTCATGCCATTCTGGAACAACTACATCAAGTTCTTTTATAACATCAACGTATACCTCATAAATAGTATCCCTAGTCCCCAGCTTATAACGTGGCACAATAAACACTTCTTCATGCTCATCCCACAAGGCCACATAGCTGTTTCTAGCGTGTACTAAATACACCTTATTATGTTCAAGTTTCATATCAATCTCCTAAGTCAAGTTCTTGGTCTACCCCAAATATTTCCTTAGCCATCTCTAGGCTATTTTCGTCAATAAATCCTGTAAAATCAGCATTACCTTCGTATACTATTAAAGCACCACGGTCTTTACGTTCGTTTTCTTCTAGGTAGAACCAAACCCCGTCAATCAGAATACGTATACTGTGCTTTGTTATCTTAATAGCCAGATACACTTCTTTAGTGGTTAATCCTATCTCTCGTAATCCACTGTTTAAGTTGTACGGTTTAACAAATACCGCCTTGTTGTTTCCTACGCCTAATCTTAAATTTGCATCAAACATTGCTTTCTCCAAATCTTTCTATGCCCTTAACTTCTTGGTCAATAGCAGCATGTATTCTAGGGTCAACCTTAGCCTTAAAAGAATTAAGACCGGAAATCTGAACTTTCTTTGTATACTCTAATAGTTGCTCTCCAGAAAACACAAACTTATTACGGTAGAACGAATCTTCTGCCACCGCCAAAGTACGGGCTTGCCGTATCTTCTCATTATACGGATACATAGTAGCAAGTTCATTAAGTAGTTGTATTAGTTTATTCATTTTCTAAGCCAGTCACTAATGCTAATATTGTTTTTTCTGTAGTACTCATAATCAATTACAAATTCCTCACCGTATATTGCTCCAAACTCTGCATTCCACTTGTCCCATTTAACCATGTGGCCTTCCCAGCCACCGTGACTGTGTACTATACCTGTAGAATCTTTTTCAGCGTATAGGTTGCCGGGACTATAGTCATCAGGGCCGCTACTAAGCTCTTTTGTAAACTTAATCCTAGTACCGATTGGTAGCTTAACTTTTTTAAAATCTACCTTTGGTGGTAGCTTCATGTACCTCATACCGCCACCGACAAGCTTGCAAAGAATAAACTAATAACCGCAATAGTAAATACTACACCTTTGAGGAATCCTATAAGTTGACCCTTACGCATGCCTCTCCAGTAGTTAGACTCGCAGTCTGGCTCTGCATCTAATTCGGTGGTAAAGATTTCGTGTGTGCCTACATACAATGATATAGGGTTATCTATTCTAGAGTTTACAGCAGCCAAATACGTAGGCTTAGGGTACGCACCTAAACGTAACCTGTTGTTACTGTCTCGATATAAGTTTACAAAACCTAATGAACTATTCTTTTTCATTATCGTTCCTCAATTAAAATAATGTACATATTATACGAAAATTATGGTTATTCGTCAACAACTTTTTAAAATTATAAATACGCGTGTGTAACTCTATTTTCAGGGTAATTCTTGCATCGGTGGTGGGCGCACCCGTCTGATTTACGGGTGTGAATTGGAATATTTCCCTTGATTTTTAGAAAGTTGTATGTATAATAGTATTCATGGATAAGGTTTACGGAGAGATTTTTAGTAAAGGTCACTATGTCTAAAAAAGATAGAAAGAACAAATTTGTCGGAGATTCCCCTGTATACGAAAGGAAGCCTATTTTACCAAAGAATGACAAGCAAAAGTCATATATTAATTCCATCAGGAATTTTAATATTATAGTTGGTACAGGTGTTGCAGGTTCTGGTAAATCAGCAATAGCAGCTTGGATAGCTATTGATATGTTGGACGATAATTTATCGCCTATCGAAAAAATAATAATTGCGCGCCCGAATCAAATAGAAGGTACAAGGTCTATTGGATTACTTCCAGGTACAAAAAACGAGAAGATGGAGCCGTGGGTAGCACCGGTCTCTAACGCAATTAAAGAACGCATTGGAAAACATAGATACGAAAGGCTACTAGAACAGGAAAGAATAGAACTTCTACCGCTAGAGCATATAAAAGGCTTGACATTCAATAACGCCTTTGTTATAATAGATGAAGCTGAAGATATCGAATGGAGTGTGTTAAAAACACTACTACTTAGAACCGGATGGGACTCTAAGATTGTTATCAATGGTGATGTTAGACAGACGTCAATGAAAGCTACTAGTGGGCTAACTGTACTTACAGATTTTATAGGCCGTCACGATAATTTACCTATTATACATATTGACTTCCCTGATTGGTCTTACTGCGTGAGAAGCAAAGAATCCTCTCTTCTAGGAGAGTTATTTGAACACGAGAAGTTATAATCAAACCCTCTTCGGAGGGTTTTTTAGGCTAAAAATCTCTTGCATAACTACATAATTTTGTATAGAATTTTCATAAATAATAAGAGGAGAAAAAACTATTGTTAGTGACAAAACGAAACGGTTCTAAAGAGCCTTTTAATCACGCTAAATTAAGAAAATGGGTTACTTATGTTATTCGTAACTCTGAAGACCAAGTAGAAAAAGAGTACGAGTTACTTAGTAAAGTAATACCTCGTCTAGTAGCTGGAGTATCTACTACAGATATAAATGACACAATAATCCAAGTCTGTCTAGACAAAGAGCAAGTAGAGTGGAGCAGAATTGCTGCAGAAGTAGAAAGAGCTAATATCTATAAAACGCAGTCTAATACTCTAGGCATTATGCACCCTGAAGCTATAGACTTCTATGACTTTATGGAAATAATGTCGGACTTAGGTTATTGGAAACATTGGGTAGACGACGTAGCTCTATTCGAGAAAAGAGAACTTATAAATGAATGGTACACAGAACTGGAAGCTCTAGACTTAGAGTTCCCAACTGTAAAACAGTTCATTGATAAATACGCTATTAAAGAAAACGAAGAAGCTATAGAGACTCCTGCCCAGGCAGTATTAAGTATTGCAATATCTCTGCACGGAGTAACTGACTTAGCTTATAGAACCGCTAAAGCCGTGATGCTATCTAAGCTAAACCTTCCAACTCCAGTTAACACTGGTTGCAGAGACGGTAACTTTGATACTATTTCATGCTCAGTAATTGAAGCAAATGATACTGTAGACTCGTTAGAAGTAGCGGAACACTTAGCTTCTAAAATGACTTCTAAGAAAGCCGGTATTGGTATTACACTTAATACTCGCTCTAAGGGAGACCCTGTCAAAGAAGGTCGTATTGCTCACTTAGGTAAAGCGCCTCTTTACAAGTCAATTGAAGCTTCTGTTAAGAAGTTCACTCAGCTAGCTCGTGGTGGCTCAGCTACAATGACGTTGAAGTGTATTGACCCAGACATTGAGTCAATGTTGCTTTGGAAAACCCAGCGTATTGATTTATCACAGCGTATTGATAAAATAGATTATAGCTTTGCTTACAACGACGATTTCGTTAGAGCAGTTATAAACAACGACGACTGGTATTTATTCTCGATAGAAGAAGCTCCTGAGGTACATGAAGCCTTCCATAGGGAAGACTATATGGACTTCGTACAAGACGCATTACTAGACGGCAAGAAGCATGTTAAAGTGAAAGCTTTAAAAGTTCTTATTGCTTTTATACAGGCACGTTGGGAAACTGGACGAGTATACTGTATAAACCTTAGCCGTGCTAATGAACATACTCCGTTCATGGACATTATTACTCAGTCTAATCTATGTCTAGAAATCGCACTACCTACCAAAGGTTTTGTGGATATGCACGACATTTACAGAAACTACGTATCGGAAGGTGAAATTGCATATTGCTCACTAGCAGCTCTAAACGTAGCAAAAATCTCTAATGAAGAGTATTTTGAAATGGCTGACATTGCACTACGTACAGTAGAGGCAATGATGGTTAAAGCTTCTGAGTGTGCACTTACAGACTCCGTTAAGCATAATCTATTACGTAGACGTTCTGTAGGTATTGGAGTTACAGGATTAGCTTCTAGACTATACCAAGAAGGTTTAGACTACGACGGATCTAAAGAATCTTTAGATTTTGTTGAGAGCCTAGCGGAACTTCACTATTACTCCCTACTTAAAGCTAGTCAGGATATGGTTGAAGACGGTACTTGTCCTCCTGTAGAAGGCGTAGACTTAAATTGGCTACCTATCGATACTATGCACGGTTATAGATTCCCTACTATGGATTGGGAACTTAGACGCGGTAAGCCTAGAGGTCATTCAGTTCTAGTAGCGCTTATGCCTACAGAATCAAGCTCTGTATTTAGTAATGCTACAAACGGTATTTACCCTAGCAGACAGCGAGTAATCTATAAGAGCGCTAGACGTGGAAAAGTACAGTTTATCTCCGAACATTTCGTTGAAGGCACACACTTAAAAGCATGGGACGTGGACATGATTCCATACTACCAAGCTTTCCAGAACTACACAGACCAAGCTATTTCTTGTGACTATTACACAGACTTTACTAAGTATGATAACAAGAAAATACCTTTAATAGAAACTATTAATTGGTTTGTCAGACAAGCATTAGCTGGTATTAAAACAGCATATTACCAAAACTTCATTGATACAGAAAGTGAGGAAGTAATTGAACAAGAAGAGACGTGCGATAGTGGCGCGTGTAAATTATAAGGAGCACTAATGGATTCTAATGACTTTTTTATTGTAACAAAATTAGACTGTCCTTGGTGCGATAAAGCCAAGGAACTGCTAAATCGACATGGACTTACGTATACTGCAGTAGTGGTAAACAACAAACACGAGCTATGGTCTTATTTCCCTGAGGCATATACTGTGCCTCAGATAGTTGACCAAAGAGAGCAGCAGGTACACGTAGGTGGATACCAAGAACTAGAGAACTATCTAGGCATAGCACCTAAACGTAAGACTGTTTTTAACTTAAACAATACAGGACACGAAACCTCAGAATACCCATTATTCCTTGGGGACGACCTAGGTTTCGCTGACACTATTAACCGACCATACCCTATCCTAGATAAGCTATTCCAAGAGCAAATGGCACAGGTATGGAACGAGTTTGAAGTAGATATTACACAAGATAGACAGGACATGCTTAACGCCCCTAAACCTATAGTGGACTCTATGGTTAAAACAATACTGTGGCAGCACTTAGCTGACTCTATAGCCTCTAGGTCTATAACAGGTATTTTACTAGAAAACGTTTCCAACTCTGACTTAGAGAACTGGTACAATGCTGTGGCATTGTTCGAGTCTATCCATGCTAGAACATATTCACACATTATCAAGCAAACGTTCGTAGACCCTAACGACGCACTACGAGAAGGTTATAAAAACTTTGAAGTTATTCAGCGTTCAAACGTACTACGTAACGTATTTGATGATTTAGGTAACTTACCGCACGACGCTCCTAGGGAGGAAAGACGCGAAAAGCTATATGTAGCACTGGCAGCATTATACATGCTAGAAGCTGTAAACTTCATGTCAAGCTTCGCTATCACATTCGGCATTGCAGAACTTGGATTCTTCCAAGGTATTGCGCAGTTAGTAGTTCTTATTGCTAGAGACGAAATGCTACACGCTAAAGGTGGTATGCATATTCTTAGTATTGAGTTCAAGAATAGCCCAGAAGCATATAAACGAGTTAAGCCTAAAATCGAAGAAGTGTTCAACGAAATACTAGAGCAAGAACGTCAATGGACTAACTACCTGTTTTCTGAAGGTAGAGAAATTCTACGACTTAACGCTGATTTAGTATTTGACTATGTTAAGTTTAGAGCAGCTCGTGTAGCTAATACTTTAGATATTGAATTTGAAGCGCCTAAGGAAGACCCACTGCCGTATATGAGTAGATATTTAGACTCTTCTAAAGTACAAGTAGCAGCTCAAGAAATGCAGCTTTCTTCTTACCTACTTAACTCTATAGATATGGCTAATTCAAATTACGACGAAATATCAACTATACTTAAAGAACAATTCTCACAATATTAAGGAGAGACTTTGAAAGTAGCAATTGTTGGAGGTAGGAGCTTTCGCTCTTACTTCCTTTTACAAGATGTAATGGATATCATACATAAACAAACCCCCGTAACTAAAGTAGTCTGCGGCGAAGCCGCAGGAGCAGATACTCTAGGTAAAAAGTGGGCTATCTATCGAGATATAGATGTACTATCAATTAGACCTAACTGGGATAAGTTTGGACAAAGGGCAGGGCTGATACGAAACTGCGAAATGCTAGAGGAGTGTGATAAAGTAGTAGCCTTTTGGAACTTATTCAGCCCAGGCACTGCACATATGATAGACATTGCCAGAAGACAGAACAAACTATTACACGTAGAGGAATACAATGATTAAGGCAGTATTTGCAAGCGGCAAGAAAGGCGAATTCGGTAAGGGATGTACAATGCCGTGGCCTAGAAACTCCAGAGATATGGCTAACTTTAAAAAGTTAACACACAACACATTTACGGTTATGGGAAAAAGTACAGCTAACTCTATACCTTTACCCTTGCCTTATAGAGTGCCTATCCTAGTGTCCAGTAATCCTAGTAATGAATGGATAACTATAGATTATACTAAGCACGATGTACTAGAATATTTAAAACTAGCTATAGAACAAGGCATAGGTGCAACATATAGTATTATAGGCGGTACTAGCTTATTAACGGTAGAAAATTTAAAACGCTGTAATGAAGTATACTACACAGAGTTTAAAGGGGAGTTCCCAGACGCTGATGTGTATTTAGACAAATCAGTTTTAAGTTGGCTAGCCGAACAAGAAAAAGAAGTTTTAGACGACTGTGAAGACTTCACGTTATATAAGGTAACAAATGAAACAGTATAAAGATTTAATTACTCAAGTTTTAACAGGTGATAGAGTAGAAGACCGAACTGGCGTAGGGACTAGACGAGTATTCGGTACTCGAATGGAGTTTGACCTATCTGAAGGTTTTCCAGCTGTAACAGAGAAAGCTCTGGCGTGGAATGCCGTACGGGCGGAACTGATATGGTTTTTGCGAGGCTCTACTAACGTGAACGAGTTGAGATATCTAACTCACGGCTCTACTACCTCTATAAAGAAAACCATCTGGGATGATAACTACAACAAGCAAGCAAAGGCACTAGGATACTCTAATGGAAACCTAGGCCCTGTATACGGTAAGCAGTGGCGTTCTTTCAATGGCGTAGACCAGATGGAGACTCTTATAAATGGGTTAGTGAAAGACCCGTACGGTAGACGACATATAGTTACAGCTTGGAATCCTTCCGACTTAGATAAAATGGCTTTACCTCCTTGCCACTACACATTCCAGTGTTTTGTATCGAAAGACGGTAAACTGTCATTAATGTGGCATCAGCGTTAACTTTGAGCGCCTTGTACAAGTAATTGTACCCGAAAAACTATCCTAAACGGGGAAACTCCTAATAAGCTAGGACAATCCCGTGCTAAACTGTAGAAAGCTTTTTCTACATAAATGCCTAACGACTATCTCGAAAGAGAGTAGGTCTCGAGTGAGACCGAAATGGATAGAGCCCTTCAAGGGTTGTGATATAGTCTGATCTGCAAGGTAACTTGCAGCTGGTGTAATACCGGCAAGAGATTAACGACCTCTTGTGAACATAATGTCAGTAGATGTATTCCTAGGCTTGCCGTTCAACATAGCGTCTTATGCGTTATTAACTCATATTATAGCTGAGTGTGTAGGACTTAAACCAGGCAAGCTTATCTTTACTGGTGGAGATACTCATATATACAACAACCACCTAGACCAGTGTGGTCAAGTGTTGCAAAATGAGTCATACCCATTACCCACACTAAAACTACCAAAAGCAGTAGGCAGTACGCCATGGCAAAAGTTCTTAAATTATTGCCATTGTGTAGACCCCAAAGACATACAATTAGAAAGCTATAAAAGCCATGGCAAAATAGAAGCCAAAATGGCAGTATAATAAGACCCGCCTTAGTGCGGGTTTTTTGTTATGTGTAAAAAATAATCTCTTGCAATTTATTCTCAGGTGTGTATAATTATTTTTATTTAGGAGATACATATGAACCTACTGACCGTAGTAAACCAGTACAGCGGTACTGATGAAGAAATATTAGAACAAGTGAGGAATCACCCAGTTGTAGAGGGCAAGCTTCTCTCTTCTGAGGTCGTTACTATGTACTTGGTTATGCACGATTTGTATAGTAGTTTTATTAATTCAACAAACCCACTATGTGTAGCGGCTACCCGTACCATGGATAGTTTAGGTGAGTTTAACTTTATACAGGCTACTGAAAAGGGACAAATAAACATACGTTCATTAGATTTGCTCATATCCCAGGGGCTGGCATCAGAGGAACTTAAACAAGGCTTACTAGCAGAAGCTAACCCTATTACTTTCCCTTTTAGTAACACTACACTACAAGACATTATGGGTATATTATACCCTGATACTTGGAAGCTAGTATCAGATTCTATTATTAATAATAGAAGAGAAGCCACTACTATCAGGATAAAAATAAAATCCGCAACTACCACAGACCATAGCTGTATGTATAAGGTTGCAGGTAGGTTAGGTAATAGCGACGAATTTTTACCTATACCTCAGAATACAAAAATTATAAATATACCTCTAGAAAAGGATGAGGCTATATTTTTCGACATTACAGTGCCTTTTGATAGGCTAGTCCAGCAGTTTAAGGTTGAGATAAAAGGGCCATGGGCCGGAAGCCTTACTAGCGTGGAATATATAGGAATAGTGAAATGATTACTACAAACTTAGTTGTTTTTTTGCGCCACAAAAAAACCCTTTCAACTGGTCTTATTACAGGACTAAAGACCACATTTAAAAATTTTTCTTCAGGCACATATCAGATCAGATGCCGTTGCCTCAACGGTGCGCTTATAGGCGCGTGGTCTAACACAATTTCAATTACAGTACAGGGAGATAGATAATGGCACAACGTCTTTTATTAAACGCGCAAGGTACAACAAACCAGCATGGTGAATTTACTTCACCAATTAATATAGCGGCTAATGAGAATTTCAAAATAACCATACGATTTCTCCGCTTGTCTGGTAACGAAGATATGGAAATCTTCGGCACGGCTTCATCAGGTTCGAGCGACTGGGTTTTTGAAACAAATGCTATAGCCACACCGATATCAAGATTCAACGGGACAGCTAGCGACCCAATATTATTTAATACTAGTGCGATGTACGCTTATGACTTTTCAGTCATGGAGACATATTCAATTGAGCGAAGCGACGGTCAAAATGTAACTCTATCGAGAAATGGAGTTATTGCTGATACCAAGGCGTTCACAGACCAATTATCTATCAGATTTTTAGGCCGAAGAGGTTTAGAAACAACCATTGACGCGCCTCTTGCAATAGAGTTGTTTGAAGTTGAGCGCGACGGTGCCCCCATTCATCGATATAACGGGGAAGGGACTAACGGTGATTCTCTAGTAATGCCTGACCAAATAGGCAGTAACGACATTACCCTAAAGAATATGCCTAACTCTACAGGACATTGGGAGTCTTATGTAGATGTTAGACCTGTAATTAGTCTTACCCCTCCGCAAACAACATACGATATTAACCAAAATGAATCGTTTACATATCCTACTGCTACAGCAACAGATGATGTTGATGCGGATGTAACAGTAACTCCAACTGGAACAGTGGATACTTCTACTGTAGGTACTTATACCTTAACGTATAATCATACTGACTCAGACGGAAATGAAGCTACGCCTGTTACAGTTACCGTAAATGTTAATGAAGCTGGTGTACTGCCTCCAGAAATTACGTTAGACCCACCTCAAACAACTTATAACATTAATGAAGGTGATAATTTTACCTATCCAGTCGCTACAGCTACAGACGATTTGGATGCTGATGTTACGGTTACGCCTACAGGTACAGTTGATTCGAATACGGCTGGCACATATACACTTACGTACAACCATACAGACAGTAATGGTAACTCCGCTCAAACGGTTACTGTTACCGTTATTGTGGCTGCTACTGGTCCAGTAACGCAGATAGACCCTTTAACTTTACCTCTTGCTAGTGATGTTCAATTTTTATATGAGGGTACAATTGCAGCAACGAATTCAGATCTAGCAGGTTCAGCTGGTAGATTTTGTATATCAGAAGATGGGCAAAGTTTATTCATAGAAAAGCAGTATCTTGTTGGTCAGTATCAAATGCCCAATTCTTTTAATCCTGCAACGATACTTGATGATGTAGAGCGGTTGGTTGAGATTCAGCCACCTGTTTCAGTCACGGGTGATATTGTCGATGGTTCTTTTACTAGACTAGACCCAAGTGTACCCACAGCATTCTTCAGAATTGTTGGCATGACTCACAAGGATGGAAAATTAATTGTAAACCATCTAAATTGGTATGACACAAGCATCAATAGAGTTCATTCTACTTTTGTTGTTGAGGATGCTAGCGATTTAGCTAACTCAGCGATTGAGTCAAATTACGGAATGGAGGGTGTTAATAGGCAAGCTGGGGTAATGGGTATAACCCCTCCTAACTTGGTTGATTTTTTTGGCGGCGAAATATTATCATTCGCTCCACAAGAATCAATTTCAAGTAGATTCGACTTTGGACCAAGTATTCGCCCTTTCAACTTGTCAGAATTGACTCCTAATAGCAGCGCTGGCTCAACTGTATTATTTGGCCA